TAGCGGAAAATGTGCTAAATGTGGAGATACTGATTTCAATTTCCAAAGCTCATTTAGCGGTGAGGATCCACAAGGTAAAACTGAGGTACCAGTCGTAGATGTTAGTGCGGAGGCTTTGTATGAGAAATTCTCTAACAATTCTATGGCTATCGGTAGAAAGCCTAGAACAACAACGGAAGATTAATCAAAAATTATAAACCTTTAAATATTTAAGATATGTATACATTAGGAACAACACCTGTTACAATCTGCAAACTAGAAGAAAGCTATTCTCTTAACATAGGTGTTATTTCAACTCCTATTGTACAAAGAGGTCAAATGGTTAAATTAGTTCCTGCAGATGGAACTGTAGTTGCGGTTGCTGCGGTAACTGACAAACCATTTGGAATGGTAGTAGCTGGTAATACTGAGGCTAATAGTCTTATTACTGTGCAAACTGAATTTAATGCAGTTGTGAGATGCGCTGCAGACGGTGCAATTGCTATCGGAGATCAGGTATCATGCTCAGGCGTGCAAACTACAGGGGAGAAATTAAGTAAATTCAAAAAATCGGTAGCAACTAACGTTGTTTCGGGTATTGCGTTATCTGCAGGAGCAGATACTGAAAGCGTAATGATCGGAATCTTACGTACAAGTTCAATCCTGTAATGTATAACCAATAAAAAGACAAAAATGACTAGAATAGCTGATACATTCGACAAGAGAGCGGCATTAGTACACGCTACGGTAGCACTTCACAAAGGGGTTGCTCCATCTCCTACATGGGTTCCAGAAAAACCAGAGCTTTTAAGTGCTGATGCAGTGAAAGCAAATATTATGCTGGATTTCAAAGAGGCAGTTACACAGGCTGACGTTCTTAGAGCTGGTGGGAAAGTAAAGCGTCCAATTGATTTATCATTGGAAGGGCTTGTAAAAGAAAAATTCGGTTTTGGATCAGTTGACAGCTTTTACGCTGCGATTGGTGTAAATCCATCATTTCATACAATGGACAGTTTGGCGTCTATGTCAGACTTCAACGAAGGATACAGATGGTTATTGCCAGAAGTAGTTCGTGCCGCTGTAAGCTTAGGATTGAGAAAAAATCCTATCTATCCTGATTTGATCGCTGCAGAGGAAAATGTTGACCAAAAGAAAGTAACTCTTCCATCTATCAATATGTCAGACGCTACGCCTGAGGTTATTGGTGAGACTGAAACAATTCCAGTTGGTACTGTTTCTTTTGATGAGAGAGATATTAAATTGAAAAAAATCGGTACAGGTATCAAGGTATCTGACGAGGTTCAAAAATATGTTTCTTTAAACATTTTATCTTTGTATCTTCAAGATGCTGGGGTGAAATTAGGTCTAGGTATGGATACTATGGCTATCGACGTTCTATTGAACGGAGACGGTGGTACTTTTCCATATTCTGCTCCGGTTATTGGTGTTAATAGTACTACTGACGGAATTGTTTATTTTGATTTGTTGAGAGCTTGGATCCGTATGGGACGTTTAGGAAGATTACCTTCTACAATGTTGTCAAACGAAAACGCCGCTTTGAAAGTGTTACAGCTTCCAGAGTTCAAAGGTGCGAACTACAACAACAAAAAACAAAATATCAATATCAAAACTCCGATCCCACAATCTCAGGATTATTTGGTTCACGGAGCTATGCCATCTACACAAATTTTAGGTTTGTTAGACAATACGGCAGCGTTGTTGAAATTGAACGCCACGGCTTTACAAGTAGAATCTGCTCGTATTGCTGAAAGACAAATGAACGGTACTTACGTAACTATCACAACTGGTTTCGCTAAATTGTTCAGAGATGCTTTCTTATTGATTGATGGTACTCAGTTATTTACTGACTTTCCAGCTTTCATGAACGTGAACGCTGCAGAGAGTGTAGTTATTAAATAATTTTCGTTGAATTTTTAAAAACATTTAGTTATGTCTAAAATATATGTAGTTTTAAGAGATAAGGGTACCATCTTTCATGATGGTACTCAGGATGTATCCGTGACAGGATTGCTTCCAACAGAGGTGAAGCCTACGGCCAAAATCACTAAAGCCATTCAGGATGGTATTTTGATTAAAGTGGACGAAAAAGAAGCTGAGGCTTTGATTGCCAAAGACGCTGGTAAAACCAAAGCGTCAGCAAAAGCTGATAATGATCTTAGAGATAAGATTGCAGAGCTTGAAGCAAGTAACAAAACCCTGACTACTCAGGCGGAAGAGGCTGCAACCAAACTGAAAGCAGTTGAAGGAGAACGCGATGAGTTCAAAACTAAAGTGGAAGAGGTAGCTTCAATTAATGTTCAATTGTCTGCTGACTTGAACACTGCGGTTAATGATTTAGCCGCAAAAAACGAGGCTTATGATACTTTAAAAGCTTCTATTAAAGAGGATCCAAAGGATACTAAAAAATAAGAAAATTTTTAATCGATAAAGCTAAAAGCCTTCTAAAAAGTTAAAGACTTTTGGGAGGCTTTTTTTCTTTTCTAAATTTAGTGATTATGTCAGAAGCACCAGACCACAGAAGAAATGATTTATACATACAGGAGATGGTTTATAACCGTTTGCCTTTCCTAGCCAGAACAGATAACAATAACACTTTGATAAGTACGTACACTTATGAGGTGATGTTAGAATTAGAAGTGTGCTTTCAGGTGGATGCAGATTTGGCAGAAGGAGAACAGAGTAATGTGGGTAATGAGGCCGTTTATAGCATGCCACAAAAGGTTATTATTGCCGATGTTGTTGCGGTGGAAATTATCATTATGAAAATTGCCGGAAATATGGGCGGTACTGCCACAGGCGATGAGGATGGAACCAACCAAAGCAAATACCTGAAAAAAGCAAAAGCCGGATCTGTAGAGACGGAGTGGGATCAGTTTGATGTGAAAAAAGGCGGGGCATTGACTTCTAGCTCAGATGCACTTTTGAAAATGTACCAACAATCAGCTTCGAGAAAATCATCTTTATTGGGCTGTACGATTTGTTGGGGAACCGATGGTATGGAGGTATCATGTGGATGCGGAGATAAAGAAGTGGCCAAATTTATTGTGGTGGCTCATAACGGATGTGGAACGGTCGTAGACCCAGAAGAAAGAGGATAATATGGATTTACTTAGCGATGCAGAAAGAAGCGACATACGCAATGCTGTAAAGGATCTTACTGATACTTTTGCAAAAAGTCCTGTTACTTATAAGTTTTTCACGGAAGCTTTGGATAGGTTCGAGGAGGATCGTACTCCGGTTTATGTAACGTATAATTTGATGGCTCTGGAAGAAGCAAGCCAGTCCACAACTGATTATATGAAGGAATTTAACCATGAGGGTAGCAGGGACGATGGAGATGTTAAACTTACTTTCAATTTGGAGGATTTGGATGCTCAGGGATTGATCGCTACCGATTGGGGACATAAATTGCAGATTGAATCCGATTATTTTATACTGAAAGGAAAGGTACACAAAGTAATAGATGTATATTTAGACGGTCCGCTGACGGATAAGAACTGTTTAGTGATTGTTGTAGGTAAGTTAGCAGATAAAGTTTTTTAATTCATTACAGAGGAGCTATGGCAATCAAAAAGATAGGACAGTGGGAAAAAGTAGCTTATTTGGTCGGGCACATGGGAGCCGAGATGAAAAAAGCACAGCTTATGTCTTTAAAGAGATTTGGTCTGAAAGCAGAAGGGAATGCAAAAAGCCACATGTCGAAACAAGATTTGGGGTGGACTGCTTTGAAACCTGCGACAATTTCGGCCAAAATACGTAAAGGATATTCTGAAAACATTCTGATTGCTACAAGTAGCTATTTTCAATCTATTACAAGCTGGGTAGATGAGGCAGAGATGAAAACCCATGTCGGGGTTAAAAAAGGTGCTAAGGGAAAAGATGGTGAGGTACTCGAAGATATTGCTGCAGTGCATGAATATGGAAGCAGATCCGGAGGAATTCCCGCAAGACCTTTGTGGAGACCAGTGTTTGCTGAGACTCTGGAGTGGTTTAAGACAAGTGATAGCAGACCGGGCATTATCTTTATGAATAACATTAAAAAATACCTATAATGGAAGAAGTAAATTTAGAATCTTTGGACAGGACTATATTCGAATTATTGCGTTTGAGGCTAGTGGCTATAGGCTATTTGCCGGACATAACTTTGTTTAGTACACTGGCCGAATATGAAGCAGAAAAGAAAGCTTGGGAAGCTGATCCGAGTAAAACGCTGGTTGAGGTTTTCGGTGTAGGGCCATCTAAAGCCAGAAACAGAAAAGAGTCTCACAGAATACTGATAGACAGGAAAAAATCTAGTGTTGGATCTTTGGGAGGAAATACGATTCATTACACAGAGAATGCGGAGGAACTTCCAGACGAGGATTTTAAACGATTCACTAAAAGGAGGAGACCGGAAAATACATTCAATGTCCATTACGAAATTAGAATCATTACGGACTCGGCCAGAGTGGATAGAAAACTAAGTGATGTTATCTATTCCGGATTAGGAACCAAAAGAGCTACCAAACTGTTTGAGGGAAATGATTTTGGAGATAAGCTTGCTTTGCTGGTTTACGATGATGATGTGGATGTGAGCAGTACTGATTTTATTGAAAGAATGTATCAGTACTCTTTTATGGACGTTTGGCTAGATAGCACCTCTGAGGTACTTAGTGATAATATCGCACCGATATTGGAGATTACAATGGAAATTAATGATGAAGTGCAGGAAATAGTTAAGCCAGAGTAGTTTGGGCAGATAGAGAAATAATTAGTAATATTGCAATACAAATAAAAGTAATCTAAAACAAAAATAATATGGGACTTAACGCACAAGGAGCAGCCAAAGTACAGGGGGATGTGGTAGATTTATCCGTTCTCATTGCAACTGGGTTAAAAGGTATCCACGCTTTTTTTGGTGAAACAGAGAGAGGGGAAGAAGGTAAGACTGTGCTTATAGGCTCTTGGACAGAGTATAAAAAAACATTTGGAGGTCTTTTGACTACAAGTGATTTTCCACTGTTATGTAAGAGAGCACTAGAGGCTGGTTGCAAACTACGAATTGGTAGAGTGTTGCACTACACCGACCCAACGGATAAAAGTACTGTAACAGGTACTAAGGCTGCTGGAGTGATAGGTGCTATGGACTTTAGAGCCAAAAGTATTGGGGCAGGTGAAACGTTTAAAGTAACTACAACGGCTACAGCCGGAATGTCTGGTTATTTTGATTTCGTTATCCAAAATCCGGCAGGGGAGGAAGTTGGAAGAGTTACTCAGGTAAAAACTCCACTTATTGAAGCTGACAGGGTAAGGGTAAATGCTTCAAACAACGGAGTAGAATTATTAACGTCGTCACTTGGTGATGCGATCACAGCCGGAACAATTACGTTATCCGGAGGTGCAAATACAGGTACAGTGGTTGCGGCCGATTATATCGGAGATACAAACGCAGTTACAGGTATTCACGTATTCGATCAGGACAATGATTTTGTTAGAATATCATGCCCTGCTATTGCAATTCCGGCCGTAGATATTGCTTTGGTAGCTTATGTTGTAGGTAGACAAGATTGTAGAGCAATTTTGCGTACTCCTATCGGAATTTCCGGAACTGTAGGTATTGACTACAGAGAAGGTACTGGAAGCTATTCTCATTCTCCGGTAAATACTTGGTTGGCTTCAATGATCTTCGGAACATTACAAGTTACACACCCAGTTACCAGTGATGAGGTTTCAATTCCTGCAATTGCTGATGTTGCCGCTAAAATGTCCGGAAAAGACAATAACAGCGTAGCATGGTTTGCGGCGGCAGGTCCGGAAAGAGGTAGAATCTACAATACAATTGGGGTTCAATACAATTTAGGAACTGCAGCGAGAAATACAGAATTTGATAACGTGGATAACCACGGGTTAAATGCTGTAATTGACGATACAGATTTTGGTCCGGTTTATTGGGGTAATGGAACTATGCAAAAAGCAGATACACTTTTGAAATTTGAAAATGTGGCCGATTTGGTTATTTTCATTTTGAGAGGTGTTAAGCCTTTGGCAAAATCGGTTTTATTCAATCCGAATGACGTGGATACTTGGAAAGCAATCTATCGTAAGGTTCGCCCATTTATGGAGCAAATCAAAGCTGGTAGAGGTGTTTGGGATTATTTGTATCAGGGAGATCAGGATATCGAAAATATCAGCGAAGCTGTGGTAAATACTCCGGCGGATGTGGATAAAGGTAAATATCGTTTTATTATTTGGATTCAGCCGAAAGTGGCTTTGAAATACGTAGGGTTTGAGATTACGGTAACTAACTCTGGTGTGAGTTTTGAGGAAATTTCTGGACAACCAACAGTTTAACTATAAAATTTAAAAGAAATGGGAAGAAAGACCTTTAACTTCGCCTTAGAGATCGACGGCGTAGATCAAATACTTTTCCAAGATGTAAAAAAGCCAGATTATGAAATTGGGGCTGTACTTCACGGAGTTGGAGATGGGAAAGATTCGAAAGAAGCCGGCGGTGTGACGATTGCAGATGCCGAGCTACAAAAAATAAAAGCGTCAGAAACTGGAGACAGTTGGGCGTGGGATTGGATTCAGACAGCGATCACAAGTGCTCCGAGTTCGTACAAAAAAGATGTAGTATTCAAAGAATACGCTGACGATAAAACCACAGTCCTAAACCGTTTCTTATGGGTAGGATGCTGGGTTAGAAAAATATCAGAAAGTAACTGGAAACGCGGTAACAAATCTGAAAATACCATTGAGACGGTAACGTTGTCAGTGGATGATGTGATAAAATTGCTTTAAATCTGCTCTTTTATATCTGGAAGTAAAAAACCTCTGTCACTTGGCAGAGGTTTTTTCATTTTGTGCGCGGAGCATAATTATGTACTTTTGCTAATGACATAATATTAATTTTAAATACTGAATTATGAATACACATGTTTTTAAATTACCGAGCGGTGTAGAGATGGAAGTTACCGAACTTACCGGAAAACAACAAAGATTGCTAACAGAGCAAAACAAAAAGAATCACCAAGAGAAGCTGGCTGATATGCTGGCATCTGTCACAGTACGTCTGGGATCCAATACCAGTGTGACAAGTGATTTTATTCAGAATGAAATGCTGGCCTGTGATATTAAATTTGCACTTACGGAAGTACGCCAGTTTTCTTTGGATTTTGACACTACATTTTGTTTTGTGCATAAATACAAAGATATTAAAGGCGTGAAGCGTGAGATCACGATTGAGGAAGATATTCCAGATGGACATTTTCCAATGACTACAGTTAAAAAAGCCGTGAAGGACAAAGAGGGTAACACTATTTTAGAGGATGCCAATTGTGCCGAGTACGGAGAAATCCAAAAAGAGGTTATTATCACACTTCCTAAAAGTGGTAGAGAGGTACGTTTCACAATGCAGGACGGAAAAGGATCTAATGTAGGAGTACTAACTCCAAAGGCAGATCGTAGCTCACATACGCCAATTAAAATGCGTAGACCTGTTTATTTTGAGGATAACAAAAAAGGCTCTAAAGTTCCAATCCAATTGGATTTGGATGCATTGAACATTAAGGATATTGAATTTTTGAGAAAAACTATCAAAGATTACGAAGGGAATGTAGATACAGAGCTTATGTTGGAAAATCCGGAAGTAGGTGAGAAAGAGTTAATTGTAGATGTTTTAGGGTCGATAGCTTTTTTCTTCCCATCGGAAGCGATATAGATTACGACTATTGCTTTCTAACCTATGATAGTGGACTGCCTTTATCACCAGACGATTTTGATGCTTTAACCTACAGAAGGAGGGAGAAGCTTATGGAATGGATGAGAAAGCAGAAAGATATAGAGACAAAACAAGTAGAAAAGGCTAAAGCCGGAAAAGCTTAATAATATGGGACTAGGTACATTCAGTGGCGGAGGTTTAGGTTTTGGAGTAGCTTTCGTATTGGAGGATTACTTCTCAGATGCAGCGAGTACCATCGAGAGACGTATGGGTCAACTTGGAGGTTATACTCAGGAGATGGCCGATAGTATAGAGAGATCAATGAATCAAATGAAAATAGGAGCAGCATTGGTGGCCGTAGGGTCGGCAATTCTAGCTCCTTTCGTTGCTGGTATAGGAGCTGCATCCGATCTGGAGGAGAACATAAATAAAAACCGAGTCGCGTTTGGGGAGTACTCCAAAGAGGTAGAAGATTTCGCTGCAGGAGCTTTGGACAAGTTTGGTATTGACAAAATACAAGCTTTAGACATGACTTCATTATTTGGAGATATGGGTACAGGTATGGGATTCGATAAACAGGCCTCTGCAGAAATGTCGAAAACATTAGTAGGATTGGCCGGAGATTTATCTTCATTCAAGAATATTTCTGCAGATATGTCACAAACAGCACTTAAAGGAATTTTTACCGGAGAAACCGAAAGTTTGAAAAACTTGGGGATTGTAATGACTGAGGCAAATTTACAGTCTTATGCAGCAACTCAGGGAATAAATAAAAACTTTAAGGATCTTAGTCAAACTGAGAAGGTTATGCTGAGGTTCAATTACGTTATGGACATGTCTAAAAATGCTATGGGGGATTTTGCCAGAACCTCAGACGGATACGCGAATTCTAAAAGGGTTTTTGAAGGATCTATCAAAGAAATATCTGCGACACTTGGAGGCATATTGATGCCTATAGTTGCAAAAGCTTTCCAAAGTATGACTGGGTTAATGAAAAACCTTAAAGCATTTTCAGAAACTCCAATGGGTAGAAATGTGATGATAGGAGTAGCGGCTTTAGGTGCTTTTCTGGTAGTAGGAGGTTTAGCTCTTATTTTAATAGGAGGTTTGAGATTTGGGGTGCTAAAAATGGCAGACGCTTTCGGAGCTAGTACCAAAGCTAAAATAATTGATACCATAGCAACAAAAGGATTGAGTGCCGGACTGAGAGAAATGGGAGCATCTTTATGGATTTCATTAGGTCCTCTTCTTTTAATAGTGGCTGCAATTGCAGTCTTTGCTTATGTAGCAAATGAGGCTTGGGATATGGTCACGCAGGGTGAGGAGACTATGGTACGTTTTGGCATGGTTTTATTCTATCTATTGGGACCTATAGGATGGATAATAGGAGCAGTAGCCGGCATCTATAGGGGATTCAAAGAATTAAATGAATGGAAAGGAGATCAGGGTGGTATTATAGGTTTCTTTATGCGAGTAGCCGGAGTTATAGAGGCAGTAGGAGAAATTTGGGAGAGTTTCAATGGGGAAACTTTTACCCTTACAGATGAATTAGCCTCTAAACTTGAAGATATGGGAATACTAGATTTTGTAATAGAATTAGGTACGTGGGTTTCTAGGATTAAGATGTTTTTAAGTAGTGTTATAGATACAGTTAGGGACGGTTTTAATGATATGGGACAGCATATATCTGAGGTGTGGGATAGACTAAAACAATCTTTTGAGGGTATAGGAGAAAAGTTAAGCAGTATATGGGAAAAACTAAAAGTTTTATTTGCCCCAGTAGTAGAGATGATAGGCAAACTTTTGGAGAAATTGGGTTTTGGAAAAGGAAAACTGGAGACTTGGGGAGATGCCGGAAAATTAGTTGGGGACATTATTGTAGGGGCTATAAGTGGTATTTTAGATGTATTAATATTTTTAATAGAAGTAATAGTCTGGGTTATAGACGCAGTATTATGGCTGGTAGATACTTTTTTGAGCGGGGCTCAATGGATTAAAGATGGTATATCCGGAATTATAGATTTTATATTTGAGATGATTGATGCACTATTTCAAGTGGCTTCGATGGCTTATGATGTAGGAGTATCCTTCATGACTAACATCTGGGAAGGGCTAAAATCTATGTGGGAAAGTGTTTGGGCTTGGCTACAGGAAACTGTAGGAGGTGCTATCAACATCCTAGCTGATCCTCTTGGGGCAATTGGGGACGGATTATCAGCCGTTGGGAACTTCTTAGGAATAGGAGGCGATGAGGAAGGTGCTGGAACTGGCAAGCCTGCAGGGGCTGGAATAGCTTCAAAAGGAAAAGGAGGAGACGGACACCATATGCAATCTTCAAAATCTCCAAATGTGTTTAATAATAGCACTAATAATAACGGAGGCGGAGGAGGTCAAACAGTGGTGAACAATTACTTAGATGGAGAGTTGATCTCTCAAACTATGGTGGATAAGAAACAATTAAATGACGCTAGGAAATAATGGCAAACGAAGGACTATTATATTTTACAGCATTAAGAACTTTGGAACGTCTGGACATTCAGTACGTTCCAAAGGATATTACACTAGTGAGAACTCCTATTATAGCTGGAGTGGCGGTTGTAGGACGTAACAATCCTATTCACCACTATGTAGGCGGTACCACAGAATTAAACTTGGAATTAGAGTTTTATGCTATGGAGGATAATATGGAGGATGTTATTACCAAATGTAAATGGCTGGAGAGTCTTTGTTATGGCGATGGTTTTGATAATCCGCCAGAACAGGTAAGACTTACTTTTGGCCGACTGTTTGGAAACAACGAAGTTTGGGTAGTAAAGGACGTTAAATATAAAATGAGTTTATTCATGGTTGAAAAGGGATTCTTACCGAGACAGGCAACTGTTACGGTAAGTTTGGCTTTGGATCCTAAAAAGAACTTAAAAATTGAGGACGTAAGATGGAGATAACATTTAGAGGGAATAACCTGTACCGAAACGGTACTATTCTCATTTTCGAAAATGGTGATGGATTGTTAACTAGAGATCTGATTGATTTTGTTGGTGGTGGAGAAGATAGGTACCACACCGTGAAAATTAATGACAGGATCGATTTGCTTGCGTACAATTTTTACAAAAGCAGGGTTGAGGATGCCAGCAAATTTTGGTGGGTAATAGCAGATGCAAATAACATTGAGAACCCGATGGATTTAAGTGATTTTATCGGCACTGATATTTTGATCCCAAACATAATGAATGTTTTACTTACAATTCAGGATTAATGAAAGAGCCGTACTACAAAGTTTACATCGATAAAAGGGATATTAGTCTTTACGTGGAAAGTATCAATTACGAGGATTCCAGTGAGATCGATAACCTGATTACTTTGGAGATAGATCAGAATTACGCACTTCGTCTGGCCGATGATGATGATTTTAGTACCGGAAAGTTTATAAGTTTCCAATTTGGATTCTTAAATGGTGCAGTATCGGAATTGCATAAAGCCAGAATAACGGATATTACGCATAAATACCGTGAGAGGGTATCAATGACTGTAAAGTGTTTAGATCTTGGCACCACGATAAAGAAAACCACAAGCCAGAAGATTTGGAAAAACAAAACAGCTTCACAGATTGCCAAAGAAATAGCTGATAGTTATGGACTGGAGAGCGAGATAACCGTCACAACGAAAGTTTGGGATAATGTTCCACAAGGAAATAGATCTGATTTAGAGTTTTTACGTTATTTGGCCGCTAGGGAATCCGGAGGTAATTTTGTCGCCTTTATCAGAAATAACACGATGTATTTTTCTGAGAGAGGATTAAAAGAGGAAAGTCAGGTTACGTTCACTTATGGTGATGGTAATTCGACTATGGTTTCCTTTGAGCCGAGTATTAAAGAAAGCAGCCAAAGTCCGGCTGGGGCCAAATCCGTAAATACTACAGTTGATGGAAAAACCGGAACTGTAGAACAGACTTTGGTGGACAATGATAAAGAGAGTGCTACAGGAAGTACCGGATCCTATAAGGTTTATTATGGCGAGGATGGAGCATTTTCCAAACACGTTATTATGGGTGATGATACAAGCAAAGGCAGTGTTTTAGGCAAAAGAAACAATACGGCTGTAAAGGATAAAAACGAAGCAGCGAATCTTTCCAACCATTCCAAAAAGAAAGCAAATCTTAAAACATTGGTAGCCAAACTGGTAGTGGAGGGAAACCCGATTTTGACGCCGAATACAGTAGTTACGATAAAGAATGTAGCTAAAAGGCATTTAGGAAATTGGTACATAACCAAAATTACACATGCGATCAGAGGGCAATCTTATCTAAGCACAATGGAACTTTCCAGAAACGCTAGTAAATCCAAAGCAAAAGGACAGACTAAAACGAAAGATGCAAATAATACAGTCGGTGCCGATAAAGCGCAGGAGAAAGTAAAAGTGAGAGTGTACAGGGGAGAGGATGGATCATTTGTAGGTTATAGCTCTAAATTGCAGACCGCTAAAAAGAAATAAAATGAGTGCAGATCTTAAAGAAATATTAGATGAGTATGGATTGGAGTATTTCAATCGATACTACGCTTGTTATAAGGGGTTTGTGGCTGATAACAAAGATCCGGAAAATAGAGGAAGATTACAGTTAAAAGTACCTCAAATTTACGGGGAAAATGTTTATGAAGTCTGGGCACCAAGTAAAGGTATTTATTCAGGAAAGAATGTTGGTTCTTTCTGGATACCGTCAGTAGGGGATCAGGTATGGGTAACTTTTGAAAGTGGTGATCCGGCTTTTCCGATCTGGGAATACGGATCGTGGAGAGAGGGAGACGTTCCAGAAGATGCAACAATTGATAATAAAGTACTTCAAACAAATTCAGGGCATAAACTGGAGTTTGATGATAAAAACGAGTTAATAAGGCTTACCGACAAACACGGCCATATTATAATATTAAACGCCAACGGAGTTAGTATTGTGTCAGAGAATCTGAGTTTCGGTAGCTTAGATAACTCGGCAGAGCCGGCGGTGTTAGGCGACACCGCCGTATCTCTGTTAAATGAATTTATTACAGATGTAGGAAATATTTCTGCGATCGTAACCTCTACAGGTATCACTTCTACAATCAATACATCTCCTCAATGGCCAGCTTTAGTAAGTAAGTGGCAAGAGAAATGGAAAACATTTAGGAGTCAGGTAGTTACATTAGATTAATTCATATATTTGTAGTATGGATAAAGATTTAAAATATAGTAGAAGTTTAAAAGGGTTAGTAAGTATAATCTATAAAATACAACTTTTATCATCAAAAAGAAGAAAGCATCCTGAACCAATTTACAGTAGGGATAGTTTTATACTGTGGTGTATGGAAAATAGTAAGTTTTTAAAACTTTACAAAGATTGGGAAGATTCAGGTTTTGATCCTAAAAAGAAACCTAGTATTGATAGAAAAATAGATGCTTTACCCTATAGTTTTGATAATATAGATTGCTGTACTTGGGATGAAAATAGAACAAAAGGAAATAAAGCAAATGCGATCGTAACCTCTAAAAAAGTTACTGCCTATTTACAGAATGAGGCTGTAGGTACCTATAATTCCATAAGCGAAGCAAGTACAGAGTTACATATTGAAAGGGTTAATATACGAGCTGTGTGTAATGGTAAAAGAAAAACTGCTGGAGGGCTAACTTTTTCTTTGGATTAAATTTGGTTTAAACATAAATTTAATCTACATTTACAGTCTCCTAATAATTTTGATTTTTAAATAGCACCAACAATTAAGTAATTTTATATACAGGAACGGCAAGGTAAGAAAACCCCACTTTAACGAGTGGGGTTTTTCGTTTTTGGTAGCCTATCGAATTATTGTATCTTTGCTTTTATGGAAGCCAGAGTATATTTAGGAACAGGATTACAGTATCCTATAACGTTGCCAAACGGTAAAGGAGTACTGGTTAGTGATATAGAATTGATTAATCAATCTATTGATATAATTTTAAGTACCCCTATCGGTACACGTCTATTTTTGCCAGAATTCGGCAGTAGAATAAGTGAGGTTTTCTTTGAGCCTAATGATAGTGTACTGACAGATTACCTAGTTTTATTTATTCATGAAGCTTTGGCGATCTGGGAAACCAGAATAAAAGTATTGAAAGTGCAATCCGTAGTACAGGGAACCGAAATAGTTTCTACAATCAATTATCGAGTGCTTTCGAGCAATGAAGTAGCAAGCTATATTTATCCATTTTATAAAAAGATACAATACTAATGGGATTAGATAACACTTGGGTAGGCTATTTTAGCCGTAGTTACCAGCAAGCAAAAGAGGATATTCTTAACAGGTTAGGAATTACTACACCGGAAATGAGCGATCATACGGAAAGTAATCCTTATATCTGGATTATTGATATTTGGTTGGGGATAGCAGAACTTTTGCATTATTACATAGATAATGCGGCGAGGGAAGTTTTCCTGTATTCCGCAAGGCAGTATAAAAGTGCTCAGAAGATAGCAAAACTATTTAATTACAGATTAAAAGGTTATTCTGCAGCCTCTACAATATTGAGATTTTATATTGAAGATCCGATAAGCACAGATATAGTAATTCCGGCAGGTACCATTTTAATGGCTGAGGAAATACCATACATGACCACTACAACCGTTACAATAGAAGCCGGAAATACGGAAATAACTGTTTTGGCAATCCAGAGAGTGACGGCAACCGCTAATTTTACCTCAAACGGAAATCCTAGTCAATGGATTGAATTAGAAGATAGTGCCGTAGACAAATCGTTGACTGTTACGGTGGATAATATTACATATTCATTTGTAGAGGATTTCTATTTGTCAATTCCGGATAGTTTGGTATTTACAACCGAGATTACTCCAGATAAAAAATTCAGGGTGATTTTCGGTGATGATGTAAATGGTAAAATTCCTTCGCTAAATGCTGAGGTAGTTATAAATTATTACACATCTAGCGGATCTGTAGGAAATGTGGCCGCTGGAGAAATAAACGAATTCTCTGCAGATCTGGATTTTCCGGTTAGTGTTTTTGTAACTAATGATACAGATGCAAGTGGAGGAGGAGAAATAGAAACTTTAGCAAGCTTAAAGAAAACTATTCCTGCATCCCTTCGAACATTGAAAAGAGCGGTAACGCCTTTGGATTTTAAAGATATTGCAGAAGGAGTTAATGGAGTTGAAAAAGCTTTCGTTTCTTATGAGTGTGGGGCAAGTGTTGACGTTTACATTGTTCCTACAGGTATTGGAGGAGCAACTCCGGATTTGCTGGAAAGTGTTAGGTTGGCGTTTTACGGAGCTACTCCGGTGGATGCGACTAAACTAATCATGATGGAGGTTACTCCAAAACCAGCAGGAAGGATTGCGGCCGTGATTGTGGCAAACGTAACGGTTTCACCAGTTTATAACAGATCACTTGTAACCGCTGCCGTGAAACAAAACCTTATGGACTTTTTAAGTGCAAAGAATCAGGACATTTCAGGAAGTGTTTACATCGGGGATATTTACCAAGTGATAGAAAATACGGAAGGAGTAGCACACTCTCAGTTAGAGCTTTTAAGTACAATTCCGGAGGCAACTATTATAAACGGTACTTCTGTACTGGATTGGACAAGGGTTCTTTCTCCAAACAGTACAGCGCAGTTAAGATGGACAATTAAATACATCGGAGACGATGAGTACGAGCTTCGAAAAGGATCATCTTTTTTAGGTCAGTTTCAGATTGGCCAGAACGTTGTTGTAGGTGAATTAAATTTCACAGTAAACGATGGGCCTTATGTGGTTGGAGATATGTGGGAATTTACCACTTACAGATATAACGGTACGATTGAGCTAAACGAACCGAGTATTATTACATTGAGCGAAGTAAATATTAACTTAACGGTGACAGGAGGTGTTTAATCTAAAGAATATAATTGTCGAGAAGTATTTCCCCAAATTCATGATTGTAAATGATTACAATAAGGATTCGGAGGGAAAAGGGTTTTTGCAGAGATACTCGGAAACTATGGCTCAGGAGTGGGATGAGACTGTTATTTCGGTTGCCTTTAGGCTTCTGGATAGCACTCTTATCCCTGATACCGTTTTAGATAAATTCATTCCATATTTGGAGAGTAATATGGGACTTATTGCAGTACATCCGGATTTAGGAATAAGAAGGAGAGTTTTGCAGAGAATAATTGAAGTATACAAATGCAAGGGAACTGAGAGAAGTTATCAATTGATGTTCAACGCACTAGGATTTGAAGGTGTTGAAATTCTGCAGGCAGGAGTTGATTTTGGTTTTGACAGTCTGGTAACATTTGACAATGAGGTGAGAACTTTCGATATGGGGAGATGCCACAAATGCAAGTATTACAGGGTAAATATACTAAATGGGCCGGCTATCGATAATACGATGTATGCAGCCATAAGAAATGCAATAAAGGTTGTAGAGCCAATTTATTGTCGTTTGATCGATATTTGGGTAGATGGAGAGGAAGCAGAATTGCTTACTATCTACATCGAGGAAAATGGGGATTTGGTGTACAACAGTTTGGCGGAGGATTTGATTGGATTTACTTTGGCACCTAATGGAGACCTGAAAGCTTACGGGGCTAATGAATCAAAATATAAAGTGGACAGTAACGGTAATATGATACAATATGACTAATTTAGGAAATGTAGCCGGTGTGGTTGTTGGACCAAATCCGCCGTTAGAAGCGGACGGGGTTACGGAAAAAAGATATGTACTTTGGGGACAGCCTATAACAGGAGGTGCCCCAAATGAGTATATAGTTAAATATTGGAACACTGCCAAAGGGGAGTGGGTAGGTCTTGACGCTGTTCGGGAGATTATAGATGATAGTATGGTATCTGGGGATATTACCACAGATAAAACTTTCTCTAAAGTTAAAATTTTAGATCTTATAGGATCCGGAGGTGTAGAAATAGGCTTACAGGAAGTGCTTAATGTAGACGGAAAGGCAGAGGATGTGACTATAACACTAAAAAGCTCTTCACAACCAGCAGAAATACACCTTTCAAACGAAGAAATACTATCCGAAGATGGGGATTCATCTACTAAACTATCGGCAAGTGGAATTGTAGTTGATAATGCTAATGAGAGGTTAGATTATCAATCTAATTCAATGACATTCACAGATAAAGTGAGTGGTTTTATTACTAAAATTTGGATGCTTAGAACCGCTGCGGGCTTTGTTGAATTTAAATTTAATCCTCTTAAACCTGCAGGAGTATGGACAGTTGCAACAGCTGATGAACTCGATTTAAAATTGAATATTGCGGATTATAACCAACATTTTAGAGGAAAATATACTTCCTTAGCATTGTTACAGGCAGCAATTTCCACGGCAAACGATGGAGATTACGCCATTATAGATACAGGTACAGGTGTAAATGCAAAGGAGTATATATGGGATGCTCAGGAAGGTTGGATACAGTCTAGTTCCACTAGTGCTTCAACAACTGATGCTCTGCCCGAAGGATCAACAAATCTATATTTTACAGCAGCGCGTGCTTTAGCAGCAGCAGCAGCTTCCATAGCTTTAAAGCAAGATATTTTAACTGATATAAATTTTGGAGCTTTTATAAATGGATTAACTGGCAAAACAACTCCTATAAATGCGGATAGTATTTCAATTGTAGACTCAGCAGATTCGAACAAACAAAAGAAAGTTTCACTAACCAATATTAAAGCTTTTTTAAAGGTGTATTTTGATGGTATTTATCAGGCTATTTTAGTTTCAGGAACTAGTATAAAAACCGTTGGAGGTGTTTCTTTATTAGGAGCAGGAGATATACCATTATATTCCCAAAAAACTATTACGGGTAATGTAACGCTTGACGACTCGTACAACGGATGCATTGTGAAAGTAAAAGCAACTTCGACAATTAGCATTCCGGCAACATTGGCAACTAATTTTAACTGTGTTTTTGATGTGTGGTCAGGATTTACAGCAACATTTACGCCGCTATCAGGTGCGAGTATAATTGAAACAGCATTGGTATTGGATTCTGATAAAATGGCTACGCTCTATAAAGACGGAGCTACATCTGTTTACAAATTAAAAGGACAAACAACATGATAGTACCTGCAGCTCATTTAGTTTTTGGCAGAAAATATGCTGCTGAATTTGATCCTAAATCACTCTCTTTAATTTGTTATATAAGAAGTTGGGAAGGTATTTCCGTATCAGGCACTAACGTTACAGGATTGACGGATTTGACAGGAAATGGAAATAACTTTTTATCAACAGGAAGTCCTCAAATCGTGGATAGCGGTATAAATGGGGTTAAATCTATTAGGTTTTCAGGATCAAATAACATTTATCGCCAATTAGCAATGACAGGGATTACTAGTACATCTAAAAGATCTGGTTGGATAGTTTTTAAAATAGAAGATCCTACAGGGGTTGTTTATCATAATATTTTGATGATGGGTGCTATAGATTATACTAATGGAGGAGAAGTCAATGAGCATATTTATAACCCTAATTCAACTAGCAATTTTATTCACAATTTCTTTGTTGACGCTTTAGACAGCACAAGCGTATCGCCTCAGTTAGAATCTAAATTTGGGATATTCACAAAGAATTCAGGAACGTCTAAATTAGAAGTCAACAACGTAGTGAGTAGCGGTACCGGTACTCAAACAGTAGAAAATATGGGCGTTTATATTGGTCAATGGAATGCTAGGGGTGCTAAAATGCTATTTTGTGAATTCGCACTATTAGATAACGACACACATGTTTTATCTACTACAGATATAGCTAATTTAAAAAAATACTTCAAAATAAAATATAATATTAATCCCGGATTTGTAGCCCCTGTAATTACCATTGTAAATCAAGGTGTGAACGGAAATAATACAAGTGATGTAATTGCTCGTTTATCAACCATAAATGCACAATTGGGTAACTTAGTAATATTAATGATAGGAACAAATGATTGGAGATATCCTGTAGCTGGAAATAGAAGAACTCCGGCTCAATACCAAGCTAATTTAGTTACAATAGTACAGAGTTTAAAAGCCAATGGAAGTCAAGTTTTATTAATGAGTATGCCTCCAATTATAAATGCAGAAAGCGATTATGTATGCCCTTTTTACAGTCAGGCTTCTGGATGCGATGCAAATGCAACAGGGGATCAGTTTAGAGCAAAAGTGCCTTTAGTGGCAACTTCTGAGAGTGTTATGTTTTTAGATATGAATCAAAAGTTCATTGATATTGGACAGCCAACATATGCTATAGATTCCTACATGGAAAATGCATTGAACTCATCTAGCACAGATGGGGTGCATCCGAGACCTATAGGTGCTTTATTTATTGCTCAAAAAATAAATGAATACTTAGTGTCAAATAATTTGCATTACAGCAAAATAGTATGTGTTGGAGATAGTATTACCTATGGTGATGGATTAACTGGAGGCGGCACTGCTACAGGACAAACTTATCCTGCTCAATTAAAAATATTATTAAACACATAACTAAAAAATTTTTATGGATACAGCAACCGAAGTAGTAGCAAACTTAATGGGTAACTTCCCATTAAGTTTTTACATTACATATTTTATATATGTAATGTTTGGAATTCTGGTAAGTTTACGTTTGCAGGCTTTAAAAAGAGATAAAAACTCTGTTTGCACACCTTATAAATTTAGCTGGAGTTTCCTAATGATGGATAACTTAAAACAGTGGATAGGGTCACTTGTTTTTGTATTTTTGACTATTCGGCTAGGAGCTGAAATGTTTAACAAAGTGCCTACGTGGCCAAGTGCAGTAATAATGGGATTGGGATTTGATTACACCCTTAGTTTATTAGGGAAGTGGTTAGAGAGAGTCCAAAATAAAGCGAGAGAAAATGTCTGATTTTAAAATATTTAGCGGAAATACACTTAAAACAACAGGAGGAGCGGATATTTCGCTCCTTTCTCCCATTGTAGCAAAGTGGGAAGGTGGTTTTGTAGCAGATCCTGTAGATAAAGGAGGGGCTACGAACATGGGAATTACAATTGGAACTTGGAAACTTCTAGGTTACGATAAGAACGGAGATGGTAAAATTGACAAAGCGGATATGAAACTTTTGTCGAAGCAGGATTTTTCCCTAATTTTGAGAAAGTATTGGGATAAGTGGAAAGCTGACGAAATTTTGAACCAAAGCGTTGCCAATATTTTGGTGGACTGGTACTGGGCTTCTGGAAAGTGGGGTGTTGCCATACCACAAAGAATAATGGGATTAGTAGAGGATGGAGTCGTAGGGCCAAAAACTCTGGCAGTTGTAAATTCGAAAGATCCGGAAACACTTTTCAATATGATTAAGAATGCAAGGATCAAATTTGTAACGGACATAGCTGTAAATTCGGTTAAAGCATACGAAAAGAAAGTTAACAGAAAAGCTACAGAAAAAGAAAAAATGTCAAAAACTCAATACAGATTTTTGGCGGGCTGGCTTAACCGATTGGATGATTTTAAATTTAAAGCGTAGAAAAAATGCAAAGACGGTTCTGGAATTGGAAAGACGACGATTTAACCATTGATATAGATCAGTGGTTAATTGGTATTGTAGATAGTGGGAGGTTTAGAGGATTTGATCCGGTGCTGGGAGGTACCATGACCTTAACTTTAAATCATGCTACTACAGGAGCTATCCGTGTGGGGATAGACAAGCTCTATACTTCAAAGTTTGGGGTACTGGCTACAAAACAGGGATTAATTGTACAGGAGTATGATCCTGTAGATTTGGTAGTTCCTACAACACCGTCAGGAAAGTATAGAAAAGGGGTTGTAATTTTTACCCATGAGTATACAACTGTTGTAGGCGGTCAGGAAGGTCTTTACTCAATTATCTGGAGCGCACTTACTAACGTTGGTGATGATCTGGATTTTCCTGCTCTGGACAGTGAAACCACACAAACGATTTTAGGTTATATTACTTTGCCGGAAAATTGTACTGCTTTGAATAATGCAGGAGTGGTTTATACACAAGGAAAAATACCGTCTTTTGCAAATCAGGCTGATTTTATAGAAAAAACAAACGGATTCTTTCTAACCAATTTAGATGCCAGAAACCACAAAATAGTTAATTTACTTAGCCCTGTTGAGAGTTTAGACGCTGCCAATAAGTTGTATGTAGATACGGTGTTTTCGAACATTAAAAAAGCTACAGAGACGTTTTTTGGTATTGTAAGAATTGCTACAACTGCAGAGGCAGAAGCCGGAACAGATGATGAGGCAGTAATTACGCCTTTCAAATGGGTGAAAGCTTTCATAGCAAATTTAGCGAGTCAATCGGAGGCTAACGGCGATACGGTGGATAACAAGGCTTTAACGCCTAAAACTCTGGCAAACAGAACCGCTTCTGAGACTAGAAAAGGTGTTGCCAGAATAGCTACAGAAGCCGAAGCAATTGCAGGTGAGGATGATTTAACGATCATTACACCTTTCAAATTGAGAAAGGCTTTGCCTTTAACTCCTGAGGTTGTAGATCTGGGAGCTTGGGACATGGATACAAACGATAGTATTACGATTCCTCACTCATTCGACTGGTGGGATAAAGTTGTATCGAGTGAGGTAACTATAGTTTCTGATATTGCCAAAATATTTAAATTCAAACACGAAACCGTAAGCATTGACGCTACGGAAATTTTTGTGGAGAAATTAGCCGGAACTTTTACCGGAAGTGATTTTAACGCATCTACCGGAAATCGTGGATATATTGTATTTTGGGTGAAATTAGATATTCCGGATTTTGAAGGATATTTAAATGTGAATGCAGGAGCTGACCAGACAAAAGTTTGGCCGTTTAATACTACTTTACCTTTTACAGTAAATTTGGTTGGATTTGTTGAAAGTGGAGGAAGTGCATTAACTGGCATTACTTGGAGTTTAGTGAGTGGTCCTGTTGGAGCTATAACCTCATTCTCTGCTCCAACTTCGGCAATTACAAACTTTTTAGCTAATCAATACGGAACTTATACCCTGAAATTAACAGGAACAAACGCTGCTGGATTAACTGCAGAGGATAGCATTGTTTTATACATGTCTCAAGCGGCGAATATACCTCCGGTAATTACAAATATTTTAGTTCCATCTCAGGGAACAGCTGTGAGTGGTGGAAGTACTTTTACAACTGACGGTACAATTGTGGCGACAGATGCCGACGGAGATTCACTTACTTACGCTTTGACAGAAGTAAGAAGTTATGATTCCGGAACCGGAACAATAGGACCTGATGTGGTAGGTAGTACCGTAGGCATTTCTATAACCGGAAATACTTTTCATTTATCCAATATGGTTGCAACCTCTACAAATGGGCAACCGGTAGAGAGTGATGGATCGAGATGGTATTACTTCAAAGTGACCGTTAGTGATGGAAATGGTGGAACTGCAGTTTCTGCTTTCAAAATTAAAGTGGCTCCAATACCAAACCCGAATCCTTCGTTGACTTTTGCTCCGGATGAAAATCCTGCGCCAAATAGATATACAGGGGCGTTAATTATGAATAACTTTGCTAATGTTACCAAAGTTACCATGACAATAACGTCATTCTCTGTAAATCCGCCGTTATTATTACTTGGTACAAGTATTTCATCGACTGCTTATGCAGCGAATGGTACTTATGTGGTGAATGAGCTTATAAGATCAAACAGTCCTTTTAGTTTTCAGGGTAGGGGATCAGACGAAAGCCAATACTGGCCTACTGTAACCTTTAAAGCTTTCAATGCAGCGAATCAGGAAATAGGATACGCCTATATGAATTTAGGAACACGATAAATCAAAAATCAATAGTATGAAAACACAATTTGTAATAATCGGGGGTTGCATAGTAGGAGCAATAATTGCTTACATACTGTGGAAAAGGAGATCTAAAATATCTCCGGATAAATCAGTAGAGTCAGCAGATGCGCCTGACGACGGAGTAATCAGGCCAGACGGTACTCCTATCGGTAAGTGAAAGAGGTAAATCACAGAAAACTGGATTGTTTGATAATAGTAGTGGGTATTGTGATGTTCGCGTCTCAATACCTGTTATTTGAGTATTACGAAAAGAGTGTTGTCTGGGACGCTTTTTACTATATCAAAGAATACGTAATGTTTTGTTTATTACTGTGGTATGCTTATAGAACAGTTGAAAGGTTAATTAGTAAGGTGATTGCGTTATTTTCGTTCATATTTGCTATTTTTAGATGTGGTTATGAGATGGGAGTATTTTTGGGTTATGTGAAACTGAACAGTACTTACAGCCAAAATGTTTTCTATTTTCTATTTATAGTATGTGTATGGGTAGTTTCAGCAATTTATGTAATCCAAAAAAGACGAAAATAATGGTAGGATATGACTCATTGAAAATTATAGGTGCCCTGCTTATGCTAATAAGTGGCGGTATTTTTTACTGGCGGCAATTAAAAGATAAGACAGACGATGAGTTAAAGAAGAAAGATGAGGAGTTGGCTAAAGAGATTATCAAAGTAAATACGGAATTAAAAGAATTGGTAAATACAAACGCTAGCAAAAACCAAAAGGAACTGATGGAGGGCATAGCAAGCGTTTTAAACGGCCAGAGCAGTATAGCTTTACAGGTTGAGAAAGCACTTATGAAAGTGGAAGAACACGGGAAGGAGATTAGTAAAATAACCGATAAGCTGGGAAAAGTATCGGATTTGGTTCATGAACTGGATAAGGATGCTGTTCGAAACTATGAGTGGAAAAAGAGAGTAGAGGACAAATTACAGATGAAAAAACACGAAGGGATGTAAATTAAAAATGAGCTAAATAAAAGCTCATTTTTTTTTGTTTATAAACAAAATTTTTATATCTTTACCGTTGATTAATAAACATTTACAAATCATGAAAAAAGAAAATTTTAAGAAGATTTTACAGGACGGAAATGGAGAGATTCCATTGATGGGTTACGGATTAACCAAAGGAGTATTTTTGGGAGGAATCGGGATTGGGACCTTTGATTGGGGCTATCATTGTACAGAATCTATAGCTATGGGACGGGAGATTTTAAAGAAATTTGTACCTCTGGAACAAGTCAAATATTTGGCGGAGGATTTCTCTTTAGTAATCGCCTCTCAATTACCAAGAGGAAATTTTAATGTGATTTTGAAACTGCAGCAATTTCTGGATGCAAAAGATTACTCCGGAGAAAAACACCTGCATGCTTACAACTTCATCGATATTTATGTGCCTATTGGGAATATAAGATTTAGTAAGTTTTTAGACTTTCCAAGCATGAATATAGACAGGGGAGAATTTGAAAGCGACACTGTGGAGTTTAAATTGATTAAAAATATGACTCCTGAGACACTTTCTGCTTATAAGGAGTATATAGTATCCAAAACGAAAAGAAAATCGATTTTAGACGCAGATAAAGAGGTGCATGCTAAAATAGAACTTTTAGAGGATAAACTTTTATATGTAGGAGGTGGAGGTACAGAATTACACTATGGACATAAAGCCAATTATTATGAATATTAAAAAGGAGGATATAGCCACGTTTCGTGAACAGTACGAATTGGCTAAACTGGCAAATGTAGAGGAATTCATTTTCAAGGATGAGCCTATTTTAATGGAGTATGCCCACGGTGTATTGAAGTATTTTGATATTTTAAAATCTGCAGGCATGAGTGATGATTGGATAGAAAAGATGCTAGCAAATAGCCAAACTTTGGAATTTGTTCGAAATACTCCTGTGCAAGCCTTAATATTTGCAGTAGTTCCAATATTCGAAAAAGAGCGTGTAATTCTATCCACAAATACGCCGCAAGGACTGTTTCCAATCTACATGGTAGTGGATCAGGATATTTTAGATGAGATAAAGAAGAATACTTAACCATAAATCAATTGTTTAAAAAATAAATAACCATTTATCAAATAACTAATTGAAAAAGTATCATATATGATGTATTTTCAACAAGACTATATCATATATCAATAAAGTAAATTTAAACACACCATTTATAGTGTGTTTTAAAGAAATACATTCAACGAGTATGCAAAGATTGGCAGAATGTTTAAAAACCCCATATTTTAAAGGGGTTCAGAAGGTTTTTTGATTGGTTGAAAAATGAGCTTAGAATATTAATATTTCAATATCTGGAAATTTTGGAAGGATGAAAGGGTTAGTGTATATATATATATTAAAATATATATATACACTACCTACCCCCTTTTCGCTTTCCGATTTTATGGCAGAGAAAAGAGAAAGAAAATGAGGAAAATAAAGGGTTACGAGAATTATTCAATAACCAGAAAGGGTGAGATTATTAACACCAGAACTGGGAGAACATTGAAAAAGCATATATCAGAGAAGGGATATGCTTATATTTTCCTGAGCAGTAAAGGGAAATCTAAAAAATTTAGAGTTTGCAGATTGGTTTATTTAACATACAAGGGAGAAATATCCGGTGAGATAAATCACAAAGACAGAAATATTCTAAACGATTCCGTTACTAATTTGGAGGACATAACAGGCCGAGAGAATATTTTGCATTTCATGGAAAATAAAACCGGATTTACTGGAGTTGTAAAGAAGGGGGAACGGAAGTACAGAGCACGAATTACGGTCAAAGGTAAAATCTATGAGACCACGAGAACCACGGCAATTAAAGCCTCCGAGTGGTATAAACAAAAAGCGGAGGAATTAGGTTTGAGTCTAAAGTATGCAAAGACAGCCTAAAAAATATTTTTGATATTTTGTTTGTAATTAAAATATTTTTATATCTTTGCATACGAACTTGAAGCAGATGGGTTGGAAGTAAGCTCTCCGATTTACACCTTTGACTGGTAGGTATTCTGCTTCAAATTCTTTTTTAACCATCAGTCAGCTAATCAGTCAAAAACTATGAACTTAGAATTTCAAAAAGAACTACTTCAATTTCTGGCTCAATCCCAAATGGGGAAAAAGCATATAGAAATCTTAGATACTGACGTTTTCGATACAGAAACTCTTTCGATAGTTTACGGACTGCTGAAAAGTTTTACTTCAAAATACAAAACACAGCCATCCCTGCCAAACCTTTTGGAATATTGGGAAAAGCAAGTATCCAAATCAAAAGCCGAAATAGGCAAAGAAGTACACAAAGTAGTTATTGAAACTATTCGGGAGGCTTATACGCCATTTTCCGGAAATACTGCATTTATGCGTGAGACGATCGTGGAACTTTACCAGATCAAACTCATGAAAAAGGTTTTTACCGATAACTCAATCGGACTAAAAAACCAAGATCCGGATATTATTTCAAAAGTATTTACCGAAGTATCGAGGATAAAAAAATTAATGGATGAGGACGACGATGATGAGGCCAATTCTGGAAGATTTGCACTGGCAGAATTCAAAAAAGGCCAGAGAAGCATTATTGAAGCTACCCCTACCTATCTGCATACTTTGAACAAAATGACTTCGACCAGAGGATTTTATTCCCCTCAGCTAATCATTTTCATGGGTGCCCCTAAATCATTTAAAACCGGAACTGCACTAAATCTGGCAATCAATTTGACTAGAGATGGTGAGCGTGTTTACTACGTGGATTGTGAAAACGGGGAAGACAGGATTCTGGACAGGTTTTATCAGGGAATGCTTGAATCAACTTGGTCAGAGTATTCGTCTGGGGATCTGGATGATGTTTTGGAGGAAATGGTTGAAAAGTTCAAAGTAATGGGTGGGGATTTTAGAACGGATTATTATCCAGCACATACTAAAAGTAGTGCTGATGTTCAGGAAAGACTGGAGAAACTGGCTTTGGAGGGATGGACTCCTACGGTGATAATTTGGGATTATCTGGATCTTATGAAGTGTGAGGACAAATCGATAAAAGAGAAAAGATTAATTATACAGGCAGTTTATCATGATGCGATTAGATTGCACAAAAGATGGGGTATTTTTGGAATTTCTCCGTCTCAGGTAAACAAAGAAGCGGTTAACAAAACCGTTATTGATATGACCAATTTCTCTGAGGATTTTGGTAAAGCAGCCAACTGTCATGCAGCGTTTGCTTTATGTAGGACTCCTGATGAGAAAGAGGCTGGAGTTATGCGGATTGTTCCGGTAGCCCAGAGAGATGGTGTAGCTCAACACTCAAATTATGCGTGCTTTGTTCGCGTTGATGAGGGAAAGATGAGCGTTAAGGAAATAAGCCACTCAGAGTTTGAGGAGGCTGTAAAAGCAGTAAGAGCAGGTAAACCAGTTAAAGAAAAGCCGAAACGTCCACTGGATGCAAGAGGTGCAAAAATTTTAAAAGATGAGTAAAAAGATAACAAAAGCAGGTTTGGCTTCGAGATTGGAGCTGGCCGGATATACTACAGCAGAAGCAAATAAATTTCTAACTACATTCTCAAATATCGTAAGTAAAGAATTATGCTCAGGGAATAGTGTTATTATTACAGAAGTTGGAACATTGGTTTCTACGATCAAAGGGGAGAAGGTGATGCAGGTAAATGCAGTAGATAAGAAAATTCCACAGAGAGTGTATGTTAAATTCAGAGTGAGTAAATTTCTGAAAGAGAGATTTAAAGCTGAATTCTCTAAAGAGGGAAAAACAAAAGAGGAGCTTAAAAAGCTGGGATCGGCATTTAAAAAAATACTACAGTAAAATGTCATTCATAGAGCCGAGACAGGCTTATACGTATTTCAATAAAAATTACCACATAAAAAAGACTTCGAAAGGGTGGTATGCGTTTAAATGTCCATTCTGTGACGAGCTGGAAAATAGAAAGAAAGCAGCGGTTAATTTTCAATTCGGAATGGTTAAGTGCTGGATTTGTGGGTACAAACAAAATGTTATAGATTTTGTCTCCGATACCGAGGGAGTTACTTACAAGGCTGCAAAAGATATTTTGAAAGAATGTACTGCGAGTGATGTTATTCTGGAGGAAATGGAGGATAACAGTCACAAAGTATATTCAGAGATAAAATTGCCGTACGGATACAAATCTATTTTGGAAGGCGATGGTGCTCTGGGAAAAAGAGCAAGGAACTATTTATCCGGAAGGGGATTTGATTTAAAAGCATTAGACAGAATGGGAGTTGGTTACTGTAGTGAAATACTTCCTGACAATTTGAAAGATGAGGAGGATGATTATTTTGGGTATATAATCCTCCCTTTTAAATCTAGGGGAGTTTTGGTTTATTACATAGGCAGGGATTTTATAGGGAATTTTCTAAGATACAAAAACCCGAAAAAAGAGCAGTTCAATGTTGGTAAATCAGATCTTATTTTTAATGAAGATGCCTTGTACCTGTATGATGAGGTTTTTGTTTTGGAAGGAGCTTTGGATGCCATGACGGTAGGCAGGGAGGCGGTTTCTACTCAGGGATGGAACTGGAGTGCAACCCAAAAAAGTAAGATTATAAATTCAGATGCGGAAATAATTACACTGGTTCCGGATGGAGGAGTTGATGGCAGAGGTGTTCCGTTTTATGTTTTGGCGCTGGAATTGGCTTGCGATATCGCAGAGCATAAACTGGTTAAGGTGGTAAATCTAAATAAGATCGAAGCCGGAAAGGATGTGAATGCAATAGGTAAAGATGCTTTTATGGAGGTTTATAACAAGTGCGAACCCATGAGCCAAATGGAATTAATAACACAAATTTTTGATTATGAGTAGAAGGGATCCGACAATACACGTAACGCATAGCTCACTGGTTGAGATCATGAACAAGCTGGCAATAAGCAATAGGATAACCGGTGCCAAAATTGCAGATATGATTTTGGAGGAGGCTTATAAATATCAAATAACAGATCGATATTTAGATGTGTTAAAAATGAAAACCAAAGCAAAGGAAAAAGCCGTGAAGTCAATGGTGGCAGATGATGTTCCACGTGGAACCGTGGAGAAAGTAAACCTTTTGCTTGTTGAGTGCAGAATGGCTATAAACAGCCACATTAAAGCGCGTGGGATAATGCAGAACAGTAAGGATTTTATCATGCTTAAAGAAGTGGCTAAAATGGCTTACGATTTTACAAAGCATTTTGATATTAGGCCAAGCGAGGACGGTTTGAAGGAGTACTTAACTATTGGACTTAGTTTCATGGGTAAATACGGACTTAACAAATTCAAAACTTACGACAGTAGTATTTACGAAAATTTCGAAAGTAAAGTAGAAGTATTGCAGGATACCCACAAAACCGAGACTAGAGAATTTTATATGTGCTGGCAGGCTGAAATGTTGAAACACGTAAGCATAGATGAAATTACATTTTTGGACAAGGATTTTGTTAAATACGTTCACATGTTTTACGGAAGGAGAGAAGCTGATAAACACAATGCTCCTTACGCTATTTGGATAGAGGCACAGTTTGCAGGACTTGCTTTTGTGAACGCAATACCTGAGATTAATCAGTTGTACGGAGTGAATTCTGTAAAACGATACGGAAGATATATTAACCAAATGATTGAGAACAGAGAAGCCGAGGAAACTCAGGAGGGAGATGTTTTAAGCATTTATAAAAATTTTGATGATGTTGAAATATAACATGAATGATTTTAAATTAGAAGGTCCAAAGGATGTTCTAAAATTCTATATTTATAGAAAAGAGGTAGCTAAAGTAACTATTGACGTTGTTGAAGGAGTTGAGAGTCTGGCTATAATTGTACAATTGAAATTAAGTTTCAAACATAGATTGAGAGCTTTGTTTTCCGGAGATTACAGAGATAAGATGTTATGTTTGTGGCAATTGGAAATAGACGAAAGACTGGAATCCAATATAAATGTAAAATTGGTTTTTGTATCATGAAATTAATATTGGGGAATGTAAGTAGCAGGGCTGTCTTTGGAGGAAAAGACAACCTATTGGATTTTGATCCCATGAAGGAACTTACTGAGTTTCTTAGGATCAAAGCGGATGGTTACGAACATTCACCACTTTATAAAGAGGGGAAATGGGACGGGTACCGATATTTTATAACGAAGGATGGTAGGTTTGCGACAGGATACCTTGTGGGGGTAGGTAAGTTTTTAGAGGATCTGGGAGTAAGTATTGAGATTGACGATCAGAGAGGGGAGTTGCCAAAATTACGCGAAGATCTGGACGGATTTATTGGAATGATAAAAAACTCAAAAGGAATTCCGGAATTATGGGAAGCCTCAGAAGCTAATAACAGGCTGTATCAATTGGATATGGCTGCAAAGATTAATAAATACATAACAGTAGGAGGACAAGAGATTTATTTTCCAAGAGGGATATTTGATGCGGCTACTAATGCAGGTAAAAACTCGTTAGTAGCCCTTATTAATAATAATCTGGATAGAAAATATGAAACGATATTTATGGTCTCTGACCAGACTATCTATAAACAGGCAGTTGATTTTTTCAGTGATGTTATAGGGGAACCGGTAGGACAGGTAAAATCAGGAAAATTTGCTCCAAAAAAATTTACGGTCTGTATGGTTAAAACTCTTTATAACATGGCTAAAAAGAGCGTAAATGTTAAAAAGTGGCTGGATTCGATAGAAGTCCTTTATGTGGATGAGAGCGATGAGTCGGGGGCCAAACAGTATAGTAAAGTTTTGTCTTTGACAAATGCGGGAATGAGGGTTTTTGTTTCCGGAACTCCATTAGATAGCAAGAGGGTTAATAATATGATTTCTCTGGGATTGTCCGGACAGGTTTTGGCTAAGATCACAAATAAGTATTTGATGGATGAAGGCCACAGCCAGAGATTGAAAGTAAAAATACTTTTGAACAGTACAAATGCCGGATATTTTTTAAGTTACGGAGAGGAGATGGAAAAACTGATTTATCAATCAAAAGAGAGAATCAGACTGATCTATGAAGTACTGGAGAAGCATGAGGGAGAACCTACCCTGATAACATTCATAGATAAATATCACGGATATTTTATGTATCACCACTTAAAGTATTTACTGCCTGACAGGGTTATTGAAATAGTCCACGGTACCAGCAAAGACAGAGAGAAGATAATATCAGATTTCAAAGCCGGAGAGATTGACGTGTTATTGGCTTCTACCATTTTGGAAAGAGGTGCAAACATTCCGGTTATAAGAGTTGGGATCAGGGCGGCAGGTGGAAAATCAGTAACCAAAAGTAAACAGATAGCTGGAAGGTTTACTAGACATGATGGTGTGAACGATGAGGTATTGATGTACGATTTTTATGATGTGGGTAAATACTTAGCAAAGCACAGCCGAGACAGGATTAGAACTTATAAAAAAGAGGAGTTTGACGTTGAATACATGTTCGAGGAAAAAAGAGGACAACCTGTAAATTTTAGGTAAAAAATTTGTTTATAACCAAATTTTAGACTACCTTTATACTCAATAAAATGGGATATGAAAGTGAGTACTATTAAAACGAAACAATTAAGGTTCAAGTACAATTTTCTTTTGGGAGAAAAGGTGAGTTTGTTGGATTGGGTTGAATCCAGAGAAAAGGCACTATTATTTGATCCGGATAATGAAGGATTGTTGAAACTGTTACAACAGGAGTTGAAAAGAGTTAGGGAGATTACAGCAGAGATGGTTTCTCTGGATGCTGAAATAAACAAAATTTTAATGTATGGAAAGAGAAACAAGAGCGGAAAAAACCACTAACGTAGATTTAAGAATTCCAATAAATAAAGAGGCTATAATGAAAGAAGCTAAAGGATGTTTCGGAATGTTATGGGATCTAAGAACCTCAGAATGTTCAAAATGCGCAGACAGAGATGTGTGTGGTATATTGTTTAATGACAATGTAGTTAAGCCAACTACTGAAAAAATACAAGAGGAATCCGGATCTATATTTCTGGACTTAACTGATTTTGAAGAAGTGACTCCGGAGAAAATAATCAAATACGTAGTATCCGGAGAAACTACAACTCAGGATTTGATAGCGCATGTTGGGGCTTTGGCTCAAACATCGGACAGAAAGGCAGCAATTGAATTTTTGAAACGATTCATAACCTCAACACCTAATATTTACACTAAAGAAGGAATAGTATGGCTGAGATAGTAAATAAAGACTGTACCGAATGCAAATTACACAAAGGGTGTAATTCGGTTTGTGTAGAAGGTGCCGGAAGTTTTGAAGGGAGTTTGATGATTATAAAAAGTAATCCGAGCGGGAACGAAGATTTAAAAGGTAATTATGCCGATGAGAAATTATTGGAGCAATTACTTTTTGATGTTGTTGGAGCGAAAAAAGGAGACATTTATAAAACTTATACTACTCGATGCCATGTTGTTGGGAGCATTAGTAAAAGGGAGCTTTTGGCTTGTAGACCTTATTTGGAAGAAGAAATAAGAAGAATACAGCCAAAAGCTATTTTATGTATCGGGGAGGCGGCATTGAAACATTTAACCACAGGTACATTAGCTAAAAAAAGAGGAGCAGTTGAAGTTTTAAATATTGCCGGAATGGATATTCCAATGGTATGTACGTATGACAGTAAGTTTGTGGATGCCAATATGAAATATTTAACCGTTTGGGCAAAAGACGTACTCAGAGCTTACAATCTATCAAAAGGGATTGTATCGAGCAATAGCCCTACTGCTATGGTTTACTGCGATGATTTTGATAAAATCAGACAGGCTGTAGCATATATAAAAGAAGTAGGGTTGGCAGTATTCGATTTTGAGACAGTTAAAATCGATGAGGATAAAGGGACATTCCATGAAGATTTTTATGCTACTGCATTGTCTTTCACTTTTCAGGCCGGAAGCGGTTATGTTATTCCTTTGGATCATAAAAATAGTCCATTTACAAAGGAGGAAGTAAAAGAGATCATGTACTATTTACAAATGCAGGTTTTTGAGAACAAAATAATCCGAAAAGTTGCCCACAACTTAAATTTTGATGCTCACGTATTGAGAGTTTATGGCGTTAGATTGAGAGGTAGAATTGACGATACAATGTTAATGCACCATTTGTGGGATGAAACAAAAAAACATGGTTTAAAGGAAATTGTAGAGGATTTTATGCCTCAGTATGCCGGATACGACGATGAGTTGAAAGGATTCAACTGGGCAGATATTCCACTGCCTATTCTTTGTCAATATGCAGCAACGGATACCGATTTTACTTATAGAATACTGGTATTACTTGAAAGTTATCTGCAGGAAGATCCTAGATTGTATAAAATTTATAGAAACTTAACAATGCCTGCTTTTAGGGCATTATGGGAAGCTGAGGTTAAAGGGATGTTGATAGATACACAATTTTTATCTTCTGCCATTAGAGAGTTAGATACTTTAATACAGAGACAGAAAGCGAGATTGAGAGGAAATAAAGTTGTAAAAAGATTCGAAGATCATAATCGTGAGGAAGCTACAGCATTAGCAATTGAAGAGTACACAAATAAACTACAGAAGTGGAGAGAAACCCACAAAAACAAAACTGCTACAGAGACCAAAATGGAAGCTAAACTGGCAGGGTTGAAATCCGGAACTGAAATTGCTTATAAAGGAATAAATTTTGGAAGCCCTGCACAAATGTCCAATCTTTTGTATGAGAGTAAAGCAGGTTTTAGATTTTCGTCATTGGAAACCGGAACTGGTAAGGATATTATAAAAGAGCTTCCGGATACTAGTGGGTTTGTGGAGGGACTTTTGAGTCTTAGATCGTTAGAAAAAACACAGTCTACTTATTTGGAGGGAATATATAAAAGGCTGGATAAAAATAATAGAATCCATACTACTTTTAAAATAGCAGGAACTACATCTGGAAGGTTATCTTCTGCAAATCCAAATTTGCAGAATGTACCAAACGTTGCAAAGCTGAGAGATGAAACGCTTATACACGCTGTAGGATTGATTAAAAAGTGTTTTATAGTTCCAGAAGGGCACACGATGTTTCAATACGATTATGCACAGGCAGAGCTTCGTATTATTGCAGATTTTGCCAATGAGACTGCTATGTTGGAGGTATATAAAAATAATGGAGATATTCACTCCAAAACCGGATCTGAGATGTTAGGAGTAGCTTTGGCAGATTTTGATCCCAAAAACATTGCAGAACACAAAGGAGCGAGATCGAGAGCAAAAGCGGTTAATTTCGGTTTGATTTATGATATGAGTGCTTCCGGATTTAAGGATTATGCAAAAAATGAATATGGACTTATTTTGACAATGCAGGAAGCAGAAGCTACCAAAGATCTATTTTTCAATACATATCCGAAATTGCTTCATTATCATGAAGATTACAAAGACAAAGCCAGAAAATTTGGATGGGTGAGAACGTTGTATGGAAGAAAAAGAAGAACTCCTGATATAAATGGAGATGATAATTTTAAGGCGAGTTTGGACGAGAGGGTAGCTATTAATAGTCCGGTTCAGGGAACAGCTGGAGAATTTACAGTTTTTGCGGTTGCACTGTTGAGAAATAGATTAGATCCAAGAGTGCATTTGGTAAATACGATCCACGATAGTATTATTTTCTACATACCAGACGATTTAATTGAAAGTGCTGGAGCAGTGATTAAGGATACTATGGAGAATCTACCTAACAGGCAGTATTTTGGGGTAGATTTGAAACATATAGGTATGTCAACAGATGCAGAAGCTTCGAAAGTTAGTTGGAAGGATTTACAGGAGGTATAATGAAAATAAAAGCTAATAAATTTTGTTTTAAAGCAAAAAATTATTAGCTTTACACTTTAAATAATAACAATAAAAATCAAAAATTATGGGACAAGAGGAAGGCGGTTTAGATATTAAGAAACTGCGAAACATGCAAAAAGACCTGAACAAAAAAGCAGGCGATGGAGACGGTATTTATTTATTTGCTAACAAACTTCCTGAGGAATTGGATGTAAGGCTTTTGCCTCCTCCTGCAATTCTAAATGGTGCTTATTTCGTTGAGCAAGAGGTTTGGTGGATCAATGGTAAAATTTACCTTTCAAATTCTACAGAAGTTTTAGGAGGCGGAGTAGATGTTATTCAGGAAGAAGTAGATGCAGCGAGAGCTACAAAAGATCCTGATTTGATTGCTTTGTTAGATAAAAAGAACGACAAAAAAGCTCCAGTAGTTAAAAAAGAGTTCAAATATCTAACTGCATTACTAGTGCTTAAATCAGAGTATGACGATGATGATGTTTTAATAAAATGTGATGTTGTCGATACTAAAGTTCTAGATTCAAAAATTAGTTTGATTAAAGCAATTAACAGTGTTGTAACTGCTAGACCTTTCCAGAACCAAACCAAGTATGGTTTGATGGACAGAGTAAAAGGATTCAACATTATTCTGGGAAAATCCGGAACAGGGCTAGATACAAAATATGCGGCGATGGGATGGACTAATCCTATGGAAATGCCGGAAGAATATTACGACGAAAAGAAAATTCCAAACGTTTATGAAATTACCCAAAAAGCGGCAAAAAGCGACGAGTATCTTAGATCGGTTATCCGAAACTATTTGTACGGAGAGCCAATTCTCGAAGATGAAAAACAAAATGCGTCTGGAGCTTCTGATACTAAAGATGAAGCTAAAGCGGATAAACCAAAAGCAACTGCTCCAGTAACTAAAAGAGCAAGTTTAGCAAATGCTACGCCTGTATCTGATAATGACGAAGAGGAGGAAGAGGAAAAGCCTAAAACGGCACCAGTAACCGCTGCAAAATCTGCTACTAAAGGCAGAAGTTTACTAGAGGATGCTGAAAATGATCTAAGTAATATAGATTAGTGGCAACTCCAAATAAAACTTTTACATTAATAGGTGAACTGACCGAGGACGGTCAGTTCATTTCTATAACGCACTGGAAACCTTTAAGAAGAATAATGAAGTTTTTGGTGGGGAAACAATTAGAAGTAAATGTAAAAGAGTTGAAGTATGTAAGGTCAGACGCACAGAATCGATGGCTTTGGGGTGTTGCCTACATTACGATTGTAGGTTGGTGGAAAGAAAGTTTCGGAGAAAAAATAGAAAAAGAAACTTTGCACTCTTACACCAAACAAATCATAATGGGAGGAAAGCAATATGATACTGTAGCGATACAGAAAGACGAATTTATGAACCTCATCGAAGAAGTTTTAAGCATAGAAAAATCTATTCCGGAAATAAAAGCATTAGTTGAGGCAAATCTAAAAAAATGGCTGGTTAATGTAAAAGTAGCTGAGGTAGCAGGATCTAGGGTAATACTGGACGTTGAAGAAAAGAGTACAAAAGATCTAAATACAAAAGAGTTTTGTGATCTTAAAGATTTACTGCAGGCACACTGGGCAGAAAAAGGGTGTGATATTCCGGATCCAAGAGAGAATAATATTTTAAGTGATTTTATCAAAGATGAGTAAAGAAAAACATTTAGCGGTTGTGTTATCAGATTGGCACATCCATTCGTATAAGAATTTCAATAACGGAAGTAGTCGTTTAGATAATTGTTTGAGAGTTCTGGAAGATGTTGGAAAGTTTTGTCATTCGAAGGAAATTAAAACTATTCTTTTTGTTGGAGATCTTTATGATACTCACCAAGCAATTTTTACCGAAGTGGTGAATAGAACGATTGAGGCGTTTTTGGATTTTGCCAAAAACTATCCAGATATTACGATTTATGCAATTAGTGGTAATCACGATCAGGGAACTAAAAACATTCTGGGAAAAGAAGCTGTTACGGCTTTGTCTCATATTGAGTCGGTTATCCCAAATAATTTTGTTTTGATTGACAACAAAAGTGTAGGTATTGGTGATGGTATTGCTATACATGGAGTTCCTTACTATGAGTACAAGGAACATTTTCGTGTAAAGTTAGAGGAGAGATCAGTAGTGGCTGAAACAATGTTTGATACTAAAAATATTTTATTGATTCACCAAACACCTGCAGGATTAGATAATGAAATGATTCCGGCAGATACGAATCCGGCAGATGAGCTTTACAAGCCATTCGATTATACGTTTTGTGGCCATATCCATCTGCACAAAAGAATCACAGAGAATTTTTGTCTGGTTGGTAATCCAATTCACAGAGACGCTGCAGATACCGGAAAGGACAAAGGGTTTTTGGTAATGAATTTAGTAAAACCAGAAAAGGGATTTATATTCATTAAATTAATCGGATACCCAGAATTTATTTCTGCTTTTGATGATGAGGAGGTAGAGGATGCTGAGAATAACTATGTGGTGAGAAAGCCACGTTTAGATACATTAAAATTACAAGAGAATGCCAAAGTCGAGGAGTTTAACACTGATTTGTCTCCGGATGAGTTAATGACTAATTTCTGGAAAGAGGCAGATGGTAAAGATGAAGATCTACTTAGTGTAGGATTGGGGTTTTTATCGTCAACTGAACTGTCATAATCAGTATAAATAAGAGGGCCTCTATACGTAACGGCAGGAGAAAGGATCGTTACATACTAAATTTGCTGGTCAATCAAAGTTAATCATTGACCAAAGTGGGAGGGTTTTATACAGGTTTCTTAACCCACTTAGACAAAATAGAAAGCGTTCAAACGAATGGGCGGGGACAAGCCTAAGGAGTAAGTGAACAAAACGGTTTTAATGCGCAAGCTTTTACGTTAATATAAAGCAAGCCCCCACGAACAGGGTTAGAGTCGAGTACCACTAATAGGTAATAAATAGGGCTGAAAGCATTAAAGAGCGTAGGTGCACACTGGTAATGCAAGGGGTTCGAGTCCCTACTTTCAACAAAATCAGATATTATGAGAGTAACAAATTACACAAAAATAACATTAGAAGGATTTCAATCTGCAGGTAAACCCATATCGTTTCAATTGGATAATCTGGGATTGACTTTAATTAAAGGAGAAAATGGTGCTGGAAAGAGTACTGTTTTTAATGCAATTCCGTGGGTGGAGTTTGGTATTAATCCTAAAAAATCAGTAGCAACTTGGGAAGATTTAAGACCAGAAGGTTTTAGAGGAACCAGAGTAGTTATTGAAAGAAATGATGGCGAGTACGATTATATGATCGCTCGTCATTTGGCATTTAAAGGAACTACCAGAGGTTTAACCGGAGGTGACAAACTTATGATCTTTAAAAAGCCAATGAGTGAGCCTAAGTTCTTAGATTCGCATTTGGTCGGTTCTGCTCTTAATAAAGCAGAAATGCAGAAAATGATTGTGGACCAAATAGGGATGGATAGTAAGACGTTTTCAAATTCAATTTTATTCGGCCAGAGAATGACGAGCTTTGTAGAAAGTGATGGAAAGGATAAAAGAGAATTGTTTGATGAGTTGTTTGATGTTGGTTTTGTAGATTCAGCTAAAGAAAAAGCAAAAGCCGAGGAGACTAAACTAAATACTGAAATTTCTAATCTTGAAACCAAATTGAATGGTTATGAGGATAAAAAAGAACTTTTGGAAGAAAAGCTGGAAGGTTACAGAACTCAGCTAAAAACTTTTGATGAGAATAAAAAGCAGCGAGTAAATACAGCCAAAAACAATCTAAAAGAGGCAGAGGATAAATTAAAAGCTGTAGAATCTGAAATTGTAACATACACAAAAGAAGTTGCGAAATATGATTTTAAAACCTTAGAAAAATTAGAGGCTGAGATTGAAACTATTAAAGCATCTGAGAAATTGGCAAAATCTACACTAGAAATAGATGAGACTGCCTTAAAGGATTTAACTACTGAGATTGAAAAATCGGTTAGAAAGCAAAAAGAGCTAGAAGTTCAATTGGAGCAAGTAAAAACAAATTGTCCTACTTGTGGGGAGAAGTTGAAAGCGGATAAAGTAGAGGGAGCTAAAAAAAGCATTAGGGAGCAGATACAGGCTGAGAAACTTATCCAAACAACACATGGAGCAAAGAAAACTGTAGCTGGGAACAAAGTGGCCGAATCTAAGAAAAAATATGATTCTATAGATAAGAATTTGAAAGTTAAGCAGGAGGAGGCAAGTAAATTTTCCGGAGATAAAACTAAATCTGCTACTGCACAAGCTAATTTGTCAAATAAAACAACTAGAAAAGAAGAACTTACTGCAGATATTTCGAAATTGAAAGAAACTCTGAAAACAGAGGAGGATGCTAAAAAACCAAAGTTGGATGTTGAAGGTGTGGGAAAAGAATTGCTGGATTTGAGTGATTCTATAGCTGGAGATGATGAACTTTTAGAAGTTAAAAAAACTAAATTGACCAAAGTAAAATGGTGGATTACAAAAGGTTTTGGGGCATCTGGATTAAAGGCTTTTGTTTTTAATGCAATGCTGGCACAACTAAATTCATTTTCGCATAAATACTCTGCGAGGTTAGGTTTCAGAGTAGAATTCTCTATAGATACAACGAAAGCAAGTAGACCATTCCAGACGCTTATTTATAGCGGTGATAACGTTAGGGATTATCTGGATCTTTCCGGAGGACAAAAGCAACGTGTTGACGTTGTTATAGCCTTCGCAATGCACGATTTAATTAGTTTCAACTCTAATATCAATATTTTGGTGATGGATGAGATTACAGAGGGATTAGATGGTGCTGGATTAGAGGCAGTGTATGATTTAATAAGAGAGAAATCTGAGGCTAAAGCTGTATATATAATAACGCACGAAACTATGATAGATTCTTATAATAGTAGGAGCGTTACTTTTGGACTAGATGAAGATAAAAATACTTATATTAAATGGTAATATACAAAACTACTAATATTATAAATAATAAAATTTATATAGGCCAAACGTGCAGAAAGGAGAGGATAGATGAGTATTTTGGTTCTGGAGTAAAAATATCTTTAGCACTTAAGAAGTATGGTAAAGAGAGTTTTAAAAAAGAAATTATAGATACTGCAAATAGTTTAGATGAACTTAATGAGAAGGAGATTTACTGGATAAATTTCTTTGAGAGCTACAAGGATTCCGTAGGTTATAACATAGAGCTAGGAGGAAAAAATAAAGTTGTTGCAGAAAGTACAAAACTGAAAATATCTAAAGCTAAGATAGGAGAGGTCAAAAGTGCTTCTATGAGAGCTAAGAATAGTAAAAATAAAATGGGAAACAAGTACTGGGTAGGCAGAAAGCATAAAGAAAGTAGTAAAAAACTATTTTCTGAAATAGCTAAAAACAGAACTCAGATACAATGCCCTCACTGTTTTAAAGTTTGTGATAATTCCAATGGTAGAAGATGGCATTTTGATTATTGTAAAAAGGCACCAATAAACACGAGAAAATTTAGAGTACAAAAAGAGGCCAATAGAAAAGATCTTATACCAGTAGTACAACTAACTTTTTTAGGAGGAGAAATAGCAAGTTTCGTAAGCATTGCACAGGCTGTGAGAGTTACGAAAATAGATTCTAAAAGTATACGACTTTGTGCTTTAGGAGAATATAAACAAGCTGGAGGATTCCTCTGGAAATTTAAAAATTAAATTATGAGACCTGTAAATTTTAAAGGGAGTAATATTGTAATGGAGAAACCTAGTAATATGACAGATGAGCAATGTATGCCTCTGAATGCATTTAAAGGTTTTGATGATAATGTAGGGAACTACTTTGTTACTGCTTGGACACCAAACAAGGAAGATATGGAAGCACTCCAAAGAGGTGAGCCTTTATATGTTATGGTTTGTGGTTCTGGACTACCGCCAATGTCTTTATACACAATGAACGAAGATAACACCGCGAGTAATGACTAAAAGAAAAAGGAGTATAGAGACAGATATTTTCGGACTCCCAATAGGTGAGGAGAGAATAAATTCTAAACTCAAAGGAGATACTAACGAGCGTCAGGCTTGTAAGTGGTTATATCTCTGGACAGGGCAGAGATTTGTTAGAACTCCTAGCTCTGGAGGCAGAAGATTGGAGAATGCGTCTAATTTTTGTGGTGACGTAGTTTGTGAGAATGAGGATTTTAATTTCCTATTTGCCGTAGAAACTAAGCATTTAAAAAGTATTCCGGTAGGAGAAAAATTAAGGGATAATAGTAAGATTTTCACTATTTGGCAACAAGGACAGCGCGATGCTATAAGAGCGAAACGAAAATGTATGTTAATGCTGAGATCCAATGGAATGCCAAAAGGAAAGTATTATATAGTATTTGATATTGATACAGTGGCTAGTGTGGATTTGGGTTTAACTACTCCGGAATTTATAGGTTTCAATTCTGATCTGGGAATTAGGATAAAAGGGTATGATTCAGATGTAGTTTTAGAAAAATTAGGCTATAAGCGTTTTGTAGTCTGATTTAAAAATATTACCTTTAACCAAAATTAAGAGCTATGGATAAGAAATTGATTATAGGAATTTTAATAGTTTTTGGATTTTTGATGTTTGGAGTTGGGAGATGCAGCAAAGAAAGTACTCTAAAACTGCCTGATACATCAATTACCAAATCTGAAATAAAAGAGTTGAAAGTTGAGAAATCTGAATTACTGGACAGCATTGAAAAGGTTAGCCAGCAAAACGAGGATCTTATAAAAAAGTGGGAAAAGGAAAGAGCTGAAATGCTTAAAAAGATAAAAGAAACGAAAGATGAAAAAATACTTAGTAATAGCAAGCTTAGTCCTGATGAGCAATTCGATGTTTTCTCAAAATGGGTTAACGAGTTACCCGAACCGAGTAGTAGAGGAACCTACTTATCCAAATAGATTAACAGTAGGAGATGAGTCGATTACTCAGTTAAATCCTGATTTGGTAAAGAGGTTGAATATCTTCAAAATAGAATACGATGCTTGTCAGGATGGTAACGCGCAGCTAACGAAAAGTATTGAACAAGGGAAAAAAATAATATCTGGACTGAAAAAAGAAAACGGGTTACTCAGGGAAGCCCAGAGAAAATCGGACCAGATAAACAGTAAAAACGAAGCATTAGTAGATACGCTGGAAGGCAGTGTTAAAACACTTACTAAGGATAACCGAAGGCTAGACTTAAAATCTAAGGCACTTACAGGCTTAGTGGTGGTTTTAGCTACAAGTACAGCGGTGATGGTAATGACAAAATAAAGTAACAATGGCAGAATTAAGTAGTATATTAGGTGATAACAAAGTGGTAAGTATTTCTGACTTTAAGAAGACTTACGCTGGCGGAGTTTCCGCTCAGGCGATCAATTACGCAATCGAACACGATTTAGTTGACTACATTCAAGTAGGAAAACGTGTGAGGATTGTAGTACTGACGCATAAAAGTTTAACTTATAGTCCGAATAAATCACCAAAGAGAAAATCAACATTGAGCCTCGGCAGAAAATAAATTTGTTCTTTCATTCATTGCAACGTTTATTTTTTAAAAACTCCCTTCTACCAAAGGGAGTTTTTTGTTGAAAATAATTGTGATTTTATTTGTTTATAACCAAAATATTTTGTAGTTTTACATAGTAATAATAAATCATTAAATACCACAAATTATGGGAAATCAAATCACAATTAGAGGCCGTTATGGTAAGAGCAAAAGAGTTGAATCTATCAGCTTCGATTCTAGTAGAGTTTACGGAGATATTAGAAGCTTCGGCCACAGATCAGCAGTAGAGTATTATATTCGAATCAGTGGAGAGGATAGAAAAATTACTTTTGAAAATGAGAAAGAGATGCTTTCATTCAGAGACCAAATGGTTAAAAAAGTAGAAGATACCACTTTGGTAGATCTATCAGGATTAAGTACAGTGAGAGCTGAGTTTATTGATACTCACGAAATGGCAATGTACAAAGACCTTTCAAATAGTATTCTTTTCAAAGAAACTAAATACATCTTCGATCTTCCTAGAATAGGTGAGCGTTTCAATTCTAACGGAGCGCAATGGAAAGTAGATGAGTTTGTGAGAGTAGATTCAGAAAACGTTAGAATTTATGTAAGTTTAACACTGGGGGCACTTTAGCCCCCTTTTACACATATAAAAATGGCAAATAGTTACCAAACATCTGACGGGGAGAGAGTAACCAAATCGGTTATTGATCGTAGAGTGCATGAGGCAAAAGCTGAAAAGATTGCTACAATGATTAACGATTATGGGTATGTATTCTGTGAGGATTGTAAAAAGAATGATTGCAAGCCAATCGATTGTAGTCATGATATTTCGGTCAAAGAAGCTCAGGAATCCGGAAGGACAGAATTAGCTTGGGATGTTAAAAATATTACGATGCGCGGCAGAGCATGTCACCAAAAGTGGGATAAATCAGGAATTCAAAACGGAAAATAATGGTAGAAACAGGAAAAAAGTATTTAATAACTACAGATATGTGGTTTAGAGGTCCGGATGGTCAACACTACAAATCAGCTTGGGGAACAGTTAAAGTATTAAATGATGAGGAAACTCTTGGAATCAAAACTAATGCAAGATCTGCAAATTGGTATGTGAAAGTAGGTAGTGAAGAGAATCACGTAATAGTAGCCGGATGCCAGATTCATTACGCCATTAGATGTGAGGAAAAACCCGTAACTACTAAAGTAAACGATTGGGAACTGTTCGACGGACAGGTGAGGGAGTACAGTAGACCTTCTGGTATTTATATCGCGGAGTAATGCAGACAGATAAAGAGCAACTGATGGTTATTAAGTGTGATGCAGCCTGTGACAACAATTCTAAGTTTAGGTTAATGGGCATAGGTGTAGCTGTTTGGATTGATAATGCCAGAGATACTGATTTCGATCATAAAGAGATGGCCGGCACTGGAACTAATAACATCGGAGAGTGGATTGCTTTGGTTGCAGGATTGAAACTGGCTTTTGCTTATGTGATGAGTGTTAACTCAAATGTTAGAATCCGGATATATAGTGATAGTCAGATTATTATACGCCAATTTAACGGCGTGTATGAAGTCAAAAAAGATTATCACATAGATTACTACAATGAAGCGAGAAGGATCTACACATCAATTTCTGATAAAGTTAAGAGGGTAGACTGGATTCCGAGGCAGGAGAACAAAGATGCAGACAAATTATCTAAGGAAGCTATCAGAGATTATTTGTATGAAAATAAATTAGTTTAAACATTGGTTATAACCAAAATTATATTACATTTACAAATTATAAATAAAACCCAGTTATGAGCACAGTATTAGATAGAGAGAAGCTATTAGCACTACCGGAAGTGGTAGATGTAGAGGTAGCCAAAAAGTTAGATTTTGCCACGGCACCAGATGTTTCCCAATTAACACCGGATCAGAAAGTTATTTTTGATGAGGTTATGTCATTGGTTAACGGTACTAAATCCGGAATCTATGTGATGAAGGGATACGCCGGAACCGGAAAGACATTCTTAACCTCCATAATCATGGAATACATTTTGAGTACAACAAGCTTATCTGTGGCGGTAACTGCACCAACTAACAAAGCGGTGAAAGTAGCCAGAAAGCAGAGTAAATTTAGTAGTGAGGTACTAAATTTATGTTACAGTACAATCCATTCAATGCTGGGGCTGAAAGAAAAAATTGATGGTTACGGGAGACAGACTTTCGTTAAGCTGAGAGATCAGGACGTGAGTGTGGATCAATATCAGGTAATTTTTATTGACGAGGCTTCGATGATGGCAGATGAGTTACTGGAGGAATTACTTAGATACCTGCCAATGTACAATTTAAAGCTTATATTTATTGGGGATCCGATTCAGATTCCGCCAGTAGGAGAGGATGATTTTGCATTGTTCAAAGAGGAGGGAATTTCTTTTCATGGTGCAGGAGTTGGAGAATTAACTCAGGTACTTAGACAGGCTGCAGATAATCCAATTATTGCACTTACTATGAAAATTAGAAATGCAATTGGCAGAAGTGAAATTATTCCAATTAGAAACGATTCGTATGATGAGGAGACAATGGATGGTTTGTACTTTCTGGGACCTGATGATAAAACATTGTTCTACGATATTTTGAGAAAGTATTTCGTTAGCGATAATTTTAAAAAGGATGCTGATTTTATGAAGATTATTGCATGGACAAACAAAACCGTAGGTACATTCAATAAGATTGTGAGAAAAATGATCTACGGAGAAGTAGAAACAATAATATGCATTGGAGAGAAATTGATTGCTAATAAACCAATCATAGATGATAATGATAAAAAGATCATTATTTTTAATAATAGTGATGAGTTTGAAGTAGTAGATTATTCTATAAGCTCCGGAACTTATAAAGGTGTTGATTTTAATTATTACAACACTAAAGTGTTCCATGAGGAGAAAGGTGAAAGAACTATTAAAATCATACACGAATCATCTCAGGATGATTATGATTTGGTAATTGACCATCTGGTTAGTTTGGCAAAAGGAGCTAAACAGGGAAGTTATGAAGCAGCCGGAAAATGGGCAGACTTTTTCGCTTTCCAGAATATATTTGCAGATGTGAACTATAACTATGCAATTACTTGTCACAAGGCACAGGGAAGTAGTTATGACAATGTTGTGGTTCTGGAATCAGATCTGGATGCAAATAGAAAGATTGTAGAGAGAAACCGAATTAAATATACGGCATTCACAAGGCCGAGAAAGAAACTATTTATTGTGAATTAATTTCTTATTGTGTGCTTTAAACCCCGCTTCCTAGAGTGGGGTTTTTTATTGAAATTAATTGTGATTTTATTTGTTTATAACCAAAATTATTTGTAGTTTTACTATGTAATAATTAATAACCTAATACCACAAAATCATGAGTTCATTTATTCCAAGTGCAAAGCACTTTAAAAGTATAGAAGCTACGTTTATTGATTTAAACTGGAATGACAATTTCTATTATCCATACGATTTGAAAGAAGATTTTCCAAATCTATACTCAAAAAATTCAGCGAAACAAATGCATAATTCGATTAAAGATGTAGTAGGAGTTTTAGCTGAAATAACTGCATTGTGTGTATGCTTACAATACAGACATGAGCATGAAGGAACTTTAGACAAAGCTATAGAAGATAATACTATTGCTGCAAAAGCAGAAGTAAAGGGTTATATTCTAACTAAAACAGAGCTTTATAAAGCGTTGAGTTGTGTTAAGTACCAAATTGAGTTAGAGCATCTGAAAGATTTGAGATCCTTAACTGAGAGAGAAGAAAAAGCTATGAAATTTCTGCGTGTTATGATTTTTCATCTTGCTGAGGATATTGTGTCCGGAACAGCTTTGTACGATGCAGCAAGATGGGAAATATCATGAGAGCAATAGATAAAATAATAACAAATGTGAGCACCAAATTTGGTGCTCCTCTTGGGAGACATAGTATAGGCAGTAGACCTAAAATAGTTACGAGTGGAAGAAATAACCGAATAGCAAAATGTAATCAGGTAACAGTTTTTGATTGTAGAGTACCTTTAGATAGCGGAGGCTATGATAAAGGAGGAGTATACTGGGGTTTGGGTTCAGAATTGAGAGTTTCGTATACAAAAGATTTAACTTATGTAGAATTTTATAGAGTAGAGTAATGAGGGCGGTACAATGGTTCCTACGGTAATCATTGAGATAAACAAGTAATTTTAAATTTTTATTATAATGTCAGATATTGCAGAGAATCGTACGGCCTTAGACGTACTAAAAGAGAAGATGGTAGAAGGAATTGCACATTTCGTCTACATACGAAAAAGTGATGGAGTAGAGCGCGAGGCTTTCGGTACCATTAACTCTGAGTTAATTCCAAAGTATGATCCGGAAAAAGTAGCATCTTTAATTGAGGCTGCAGAGTTTGGATCTAACTACCTTAGAAACGCAATTGATAGACCAAGTAATCTGACGGATGATCCGGATGGTTACAAAGGCGGTTTGTTATTGTTAGATAAGGCTAGAAAGCCGTTTATGCCTAAGGATGTGCCAGCGAAAAGTAAAGAACCCAATTTAAATTTGGTAACTTACTATGATCTGGAGAGTCGTGGATGGAGAAGCTTCGGAGTAGAGAACTTGGTTAGAGTTATCTAAAATTAATTGAAAAACCCCTTAAATTTAAGGGGTTTTTATTTGTTTATAACCAAAATATTTTGTAGTTTTACTATGTAATAATAAATAAAACAAATTATGAAAATCCAGTCAGAAAGAAACGGTAGAGAGTACAGTAAAGGCGATTTAGAAGTAGCCTTAAAATTTTATAACATCGCGAGAAAGTTTGATTCTAGTGTTGCTCCATGCGACTCAGTTGATGCTATTACTCCATTAACAATTGATTATTTTTTATCGATTGCAATGGATGCAGGTTTTGACCAGTACGGTGATAGAATGGTAAGAATGTTTGAACAACAGGTATTGGATACTGATTTACACGGAAAAGAACCAAAAGTATATACAAGTTACTACGGTAACGGAAAAATATTAAATTTGTATGGAGTGGTTAAAGTTAGAATTGCACAATTTGCACCAAGATTCGAGAAAGCTCATGCAAGCTGTACGTGTCTGGCACCATCAAAGAATCTTTTAGCAGCGAGTAAATCAGGATCACTAGGAGATGGAGAGTTTACTGCACAGTATGAGAAAGAGATTTCCGGATTAGATGCAGCAACAGTTTATAAAGATCTTTTGGAATTGGGGAGCGGAAGAGACGTAGCTATTCTATGTTATGAAAAACCCCCAGATTTTTGTCACCGTCATATCACTGCAAACTGGTTTAAAGATGAGTTAGGAATTGAGTTAATAGAATTTCCACATAAGTAAAATTTTGTTGCTAAAAATTGTTTAGAAGTAATATTTTTTACTTATATTTGCTACATAGCACATGCGACTAAGGTGTAATTAAACTGCATACTGAACATTCCAGTTCGGAGGGCCTGAGTAAAATGGGAAGTCGCTCAAAATCAACGGTTTATGAGTTTTATAGGAAGCGTGCCCCCAGAGGCGCGCATCGTTATTAAAGAGATACTGGATAAAATTCATCCAAGTATTCCAATTTATATAGGCTGTTCAGGAAATTTCGTGATAGATAGAATCTGTTCGAGTATGGGAAGAACGACTTATAGTAACGATGTTGCTCTTTACAGTAAGGCGATAGCTGATATAGCGATGGGCGTTGAAACAGAATTAGAGGTTACAGAACACAAGTACCGAACTATTTTTGGTGAGTGGGAGGAATCTAAATACAAAAAATTGGCTATGATTATGTACATAGCCAAAATTTCTGAGTTCGAGGATTGTGGTAATGACTTCAAAGCGATGCAGTACCACAACATGATTGAGAACAATAAGGAGTTTTATCTGAACACGAAAGAAAAACTAGAAAGACAGAAGTCATGTGAATTTAATATCGATGGCTTCTTTTTTGGTGATTTCAGAGAGCATTTATCCGGATTGAAGGAAAAAGGAGTAGGAATGCTTTTTGCACCAACTTACACCGGAGGATACGAAAAAATGTATAAAAGGGTTGAGGAAGTTTTCAACTACGAAAGAGCATCTTACCAGATGTTTGATACAAAAGAGTGTGGCACTATCTATGAGGATATGTTAAAAGCTTCACCTATGGTAATACATACAGATCAGGATTTGGTAAATCTACAAAAGTATCTGGTAGCCAGAACGATTTTGGGCAATGGAAAGAAGGATATTCTTACTTACTCGAGCGTAGAGAGTTTCGATAAACACATGTTCTTAGATTCGAGAAAATACACTCCGATCAAAAGAACTTATGAAATAATGCCGGAAGATTTCGAATTTACCGAAAAGACCCAGATCAGAATGATAGAATGTAAGACTTCGGTAGTGAATCACTACAAACATGTTTACATGGGAGCTAAAGTAGATTACTCAGAAGGTGGAGATTTTGGAATTTTATTCTTTGCCGATGGTTTACTGTTTGGTTTAGCCTCAATAAGCAAGTTCTTAGGCTGCAAAAGCAAAAGAGATATATTTCTACAGAGTGATTTTTGCGTGCCTCACTACACTAAACTGTCTAAATTAACAATAATGTTGCTTTTATCACTGGACGTACAGGATCTGATTCTGGATAAATTTGCGTACATGTATGAAGGATTGCAAACCTCAGTATACACAGACAAAGCTGTGAGCATGAAATACAGAGGAGTATTTACATTAGAAGAGAAAGACACAAGAGCTAATAAATTAACATACCGAGGAAGTTTTAAAAACCTATCGGTAAAATCATTATACCGAGAATGGTTACAGAAGGAAAAAATATTGAAGAAATAAGATTAGAGCTGGAGAGAATGTCTCTTATCACAGCTCCATATAAATTTGCTGCAGTAACGGAACAGGATATTATCTTTTTGGAGAGAAATGCCCGTTACATGACCAAAGACCAGCAAGCCAAATTAACAAAGAACATTGAAACGGACGGGTTTTTATCTCAGTTACCACTTGGTATGAAGAGAGCAGAGGATGGTAAGTATATTATCCTATCTGGAAACCACAGATGTAAATCAGCCATAAAGGCCGGACTTCCCTATATAATTATTCAATACATTGATGAGGTAGATAAGGAGAAAGCTCTGGCTTTACAGTTAAGCCACAATTCTATAGTAGGTCAGGACGATATGACGGTTTTAAAGAACCTGTACATGGAGATCGAATCGTTAGAGGCCAAAGAGTTTTCAGGAATCAACGAAAAAGAAATAATGCAGTATGATAGTTTGGATTTACCGGCAATAGCAGAAGGTGATTTTAAACTGCATACAATCTCATTTGTTTTCTCAGATCTGCAGAATGTAAAACTACAGCAGATGGAAGAAGCCCTACGAGTAATGGGAGAAGAAATGCACGAAGATCAGGTACAAAGGTTCATTGGATTACCATACAGAAAATTCGTACAAATAATGTCTGACGTAAAAGACATTAAGGGAGTAAAGAATAACACGATTGGATTTGTAAAGATGTTGCAGATCTGTCAGGACTACATAGATAATTACAAAGAAGAACATAAAACGGAGTAATTATGGCAAAAGATACCGAATTAGCCAGACAAAAAACATATTCTCAATCAGGAATGGTTAAGATTGCCAGAAAGATTTGTACAGAATATAAAACAGGTTTGTACTCGTTGGAGAGTTGTTGCGATAATGCCGGAGTACCTTATAGAACGTGGAAAGAATGGTGGGCGAGATACAATGCAGACCCCACAAATGATAAGATAAAAGCGCATTGTCTTGCAGAAGTTGCAGATTTATGGAAGGAGTCACAGGAGAGCAGAGACTTAATTGCCCGTGGAAACCTGAAAGAATTGTGCGAGACTAACATGGAGAGGCTGATAAAAGGCTGGGAGTACAAGGAGACAAAAACCGATGTTAAGACGGTGAAGGATTCAGACGGTCAGGAGATCTTAGTACCAGTAGGCCAGACGATTACGACCAAGCAGGTGCTACCTAATGCAGGAATGATACAGTTTGCCTTAAAGTCGGTTGCTCCTCAATTGTATGGAGAGCGTTCTACAAACCTGAATGTGAATGTCGATGCAGGTGATGCGTTCAAAGGCAGAACGTTGGCGGAGATAGATGCAGAAATTGAAGCACTCGAAAATGGCAGAGATAAACGATAGATTATATCAGTTAAAGCTGGAAAAGCTGGAGACTTTAAGATGGGAGCGGTACCGAGAGGATCCGCTCTTTTGGCTTGAACACAGGTTCGGTGAGGATCCGAAAGCGTTCCAGTGGGATCTATGGGGACCAGAATATGACAATCACGTGTGGGACGGAGACAAAAATCCTCTGGCAGAAGCTTGGAAGAAATTAGCACAAGGAGAGCATGTAGGCGTAGAGGCAGGAACCGGAACCGCGAAAACATTCTGGCTGTCCAGAGTGACGTTCTGGTTTGCTGATTGTTATCCGGATTCGCTGATCGTTACCTCAGCACCAAAGCAGGACCAGCTTAAACTACACTTGTGGGCAGAGATTACAAAAGCATTCAGTAAGTTTAAAAAGATCAGGCCTAAAGCTGAATTGTATAAGCTACGTATGGTAGTGGAGGCGCAGGAGAGCGATACACAAAAGAAACAGAATGCGATTGATAACGTAGCCGATGCGGATGATTTAAGTACATCATGGCAGGCTGTAGGTTTCGTAGCCGGTACGGATGCAGGAGCAGAGTCAGCAACCAAAGCGCAGGGTTTCCACAGAAAGGATATGTTAATCATTCTGGAAGAGTGTGCAGGGATGCCGATGCCGATCATGACAGCATTCCAGAATACAAGTACCGGAGGAAACAACGTGATACTGGCAGTAGGGAATCCGGATAGTGAGCTGGATGTATTGCATCAGTTCTGTATGCAGGAGGATGTATTTGCTTTCCGTGTTTCGGCTATGGATTTCCCGAATGTGGTATTGAATGAGGAGGTGATCGCTGGAGCCGTTACGGTGAAGTCAATTGAGAGGAGACGTAAAAAGTATGGCGAGAAATCCGGATTGTTTCAGTCACGTGTACATGGGAAGTCGCCTGCAGAGAGTACGGACTCGCTTATTAAGAGAAGCTGGATTGAGGAGGCTTTACTCAATGAGGTTGTATACGATGGAAGTTATAACGCGGTTGGAGTCGATGTGGCGAATTCCGAAACAGGGGATAAGGCTGCAACTGCATGGGGCAGGGGTAACGTACTGACGGAAGTGTTTGAGTTTAAATGTCCTAATGCAACGCACCTCGCATACAATGTGATGTATGACGATAATGAATTATTTGAGAAAGGATATGAGAATTATAAGTTACCGACTGCAAAAAGCTATGATATGCTTTCGCAGTGTATTGGAGTAGATGCCGTTGGTGTAGGTGTTGCCACGGTTAATGCATTTGTTGATAATGGATATGAGTGTATAGCGCTGCAGGGAGGACAATTGAAAGAAGTTATACCTGTAGATCCACAGGGAGAGCCTATGTACACGTTCTCCGGATTAAGGTCACAGATGTACTGGGAACTGAGAGAAGACCTTAGAAACGGCCATTTACAGTTCGATATAGATAATCCGGCATTGTGCCAGAGGATCATGGTAGAGCTGACAACACCGAGGTTTAAGGTATCGTCTGCTAATGTGCAGGTAGAAAAGAAGGAAGATATTAAAAAGAGGCTTGGTGGAAAGTCTCCGAATATAGCCGATGCAATTGTATACTGGAATTGGGCACGAAAAGGTCATTATGTGAGAGGTGGAATTGCGGCAGTGAGTGCAGGCCAATAAGTTTTCCTGAATTTTAGGTCAAAGTATGCAGAAAAGTGTTATCTTTGACATAAAACTAGGAAATTATGGCAATAAACACAGTGTGGGAGGTTACGGATTTAGAGACGAACACCCGAAAATTATGGAAGTCAATGGACTTCCTTTTAGAGATGGTTGATAAAACCGGTAAACAAGTAGTAACTTCTAAGAACTTTAATGAGAGACTTAGAACGAAACCCGAAGATGTAAACTTTCTGATATTCAAAGGGAGATGGAAAGTGACTACTGAGTATATCTGGGGAGTAGTAGAAGGGCAGAGAAAGCTTCACCCTATAAGCGGAGCCAAAAGTCAGAAGGCTCATGAGAAGTTAAAGAAGTCAGGAGTGTTTAGTATGGGATCTACTTCGATTTAATTAATGTAGTAAAACGAATGCCTGAGATAAATAGCACTATCTCAGGCATTTTTTATGCTTTTTTATTTGTTTATAACCAAAATATTTTGTAGTTTTACATAGTAATTAAAAGTTAACCTAATACCACGAGATTATGAAAACTAAAGTAGATTTTTTAAACGGCTTACATGCATCTGCAAAATCAGAAAACTTTGAAAATAAAGTATTGAAATTGTTGCCGAATGGCGTAACACAGATTTATCTAAATACCTGTACTATGGAATGGTTGGGTAGAGGATCATATAATTATAAGTTAGATCTGGAGATTAACGGAAGTGATGTTACTTTAAGAGAACGTACTACGGATGCACCTAGTTATGATGCTTATCAGAGTATGGAGTACGGAAGTAGAGAGTATGGCAATTGGATAAAAAATACTGTATTGATGCTTTTAGAAAATAATACAGATTTAGTGATTGAATTGATAACTGAAAATGTAGAGCTATGAACAAAGAGAATTTATTAAAGATGGCTAACCACATAGAGAAGGTGGAGCAAGCACATTTTGATATGGTTTGTTACAGAACAAACGAGACTAAAAATTGTAATTCAGTGGCCTGCGTTGTAGGCCACTGTGTAGATTTAGTGCCTGAGGAATCTCTGCCTAGAGAATATAACGGAAACATAGCCTACGGTCCGTGGAGTGTAGATTTTACTGGTATTAGTGGGAATGCGTGGAATTGGTGTTTTGGATCATATTGGGCAGGGATAGATAACACTCCATTAGGAGCAGCCAAAAGAATAAGATACCTTGTAGAGAATGGACTTCCTGAGAATTGGGAGTATCAAATGGTAGGTAAAGCACCTTTAATCTATTAATTATGAAACCAGAAACACAACAAAGGTTGGAGGCATTAGTGAAAATGTCCCCAACCTCAGTACTAAAGATGAAACTGGTAGAGCTAATGTCGGCAGATATTAGACTGGCTCCTCTTTTCATAGCCACACAGGAAGAACTGGAAACCAGAATAGGTGAGGCTGCAGTAGATGCAATATTGAACGCTAACCGTAATTTGAACTAAGATGAGGCAAAATTTTATAGGAAAGAAAACGGTTATTGAATACGTTAGAAATAAATCTAAAGACGACGGGGAATTTACTATTATTAGAAATTCATTAAATGGAATACCAAACTATGTTTGTTCTTATACAGGGACTCAACTAGTAAGTGTAGAAGATATGCACAGAGTTTTGAATGATAGCTATCTTTTGAAAATGATGATAAAGATAAAAATTTACCATCTGGATGATATGGACTATAAAAAATTATTGTAATGAGTAAACAGGATAACATAGTTTGTACGTTCAGTGGAGGCAGAAGTTCTGCTTTCATGGCTATTTGGTTAAAGTTGAGATACCCATTAAAGAACATTATTTTCTTGTTTGCTAATACTGGAAAAGAGAAAGAAGAAACTTTAGTGTTTGTAGATAAGTGTGACAAATTTTGGAAATTGGGCATAGTTTGGTTAGAAGCAGTAGTCCATCCGGAAAAAGGAGTAGGAACCACTTATGTAGTTACGGATTTTGGTAATGCTTGTAGAGATGGTAGAATATTCGAAGACGTAATTAAAAAGTTTGGATTGCCGTCTAAACTCTATAGACACTGTACTAGAGAGATGAAAGAGCGTACTATTAAAAAGTATGCAGACGATCATTTTGGTAAAAGCAACTGGATTAAAGCTTTGGGTATGAGAGCAGACGAGCCTCATAGAACAAAACCGATCAGGAGCTATAAATGTAATCATTGTGGAACTTGGCACCTGACTAGCACCTTCAATACGATGAGTGTTATTATCAGGGACCAGTTAGATGAGATTGATAAACTCAATGCAGAGATAGCAACCCACAAAAAGAGAATAGGTCAATTGATCTCCCAAGCAAGTAGAGCAGTTTCCATCTTCC